TGCAAAGGCAAGTTGAAATTAATATACCTGTTTACAATGATTTAGGAGAAGCAGTAGGTAAGATAAAGGATTATAGTGCTGCAAAATTTGATGTAAGAATTATAGCAGGGTCTACAATGCCAATTAATAGATGGGCATATATTTCTGAACTTAAAGAAATGATGCAAATGGGTATTGTTGATGATATAGCAGTATTAGCAGAGACAGATTTGCGTAATAAAGAACAAATTGCTAAGAGAAAAAGTATTTATTCTCAATTGCAAGGACAAGTTCAAAGCATGGAAAGTCAACTTAAAAAACAATCTGGAACTATCGAGACATTAGAAAGACAATTAGTTCAAGCAGGTATTAAAGATAAAGTCAATCAAGCTGAAGTTGAATTAGCTAAGAAGAAAGGGCAAGTTGATTCTAATTTAGAAAAACAGTATCTAGAAACAGAAGCTAAACAGAAATTAGCACAGAAAATGTTTATGGATAATGCTAACTTGCAAAAGCAAAGAATTAAAATGGAAGCAGATAATATAATAAAAGACTTGACAGATAATAATGAAAGTGATTAGATTACGCACAGATTTCTTAAACAAAAGGAGAAATAATGACAGAAGAACAAGCAGGTAACTCAATTCCAGCTAATGAAGCAAGTGCTGAAGAAGCTGTTTTTGACTCAGGCGATTTCTTTTCTGAACTAGAAGATTCCGTAAATGGAATGCAAACAGACGGGGAAGTTAGACAAACGCAAGAAGTAACCCAACCAGATGTTGGCCCTGAACAGGTAACCCAAAATACATCTACTGGCACTTCGGTAAACTGGGATGACGAGAACAATCCTTATAAACAGAGGTACAAGGATTCAAGCAGAGAAGCTGTTCGTATTAACGATGAGCTTAAAGACTTGAAACCTTTTGTTCCAGTTCTCGAAGCGATGAAACGAGACAGTGGTCTTGTTGAACATGTTCGTAACTATTTGCAAGGCGGTGGGCAACCACAGCAAGGCATAAAAGATCAATTGAATCTTCCTGAAGATTTTGAATTTGATGCAGAAGAAGCGATGAAAAATCCTGAATCAGCATCAGCAAAAGTTCAAAATGCTCATATAGATCAAATTGTTCAAGGTAGAGTTAATCAAATGATGACTAGAGAAAAAGAGAATGCTAAAAAAATGCAAGCTCAGTTTTTATATAAAAAGCAAGAAGAAGATTTCAAAAAGAAACATAATATGTCTGATGAAAAATTCGAAGCTTTTAAAAAAGCTGCAGCTGCTAAGCCTATGACTCTTGATGATGCATATTACTTAATTAATAGAGATATGCAAGCTAGAAACATTGCTAACAATACTAAAAAAGATATGCTTGGACAAATGCAAAATGTACGAAACATTCCGACAAGTGCTTCTGACTCTAATAATCAAGGCAACTCGCAAAAATCGCCAGACAATCAATTGTTTGACAATATGCTAGGTCTTGATGAAGATGTAGATAACTTGTTCGGGTAGATGCTTCGATAGATCATCTTCCGAACTTAATTAATAATAACCAACCTGACCGAAGGCACATTAAGTGCAGTTGAGTGATGGTTAAAAGGAGATGGTCAAATGTCTGATATATTTAATTTAGAGACATACTCAGATACTAATTCGAGTCCTGGCGCTAGTGCTGGTGATACTCGATATGGTACTGGTCTTGACACAGGTGATCTTCGTAGAAAGTATAACTTTGGTGATAGAGTTTCTGAGCTTTCAATAGCTCAAGATCCGTTTTTTAGATTTGTAAGTAAAGTATCTAAAAAGCCAACTGATGACCCAAGTTTTAAATTCACAGAGAAGAGACCTTCGTGGCATAAAAGATATGCGTATCCTTCAGCATTTTCAAATGATAACGCAACTTGGGTAGAAGATCAAAGCACTAATGCTACTACTCAATACGATACATATGAAACCGCTGGAAATACAGTATATGTAAAAATGGTAAGCGATTACCTTAATTCTGGAAACATAGCAAGTATTTATGGAAATACAAATACTGACGTTTTATTAGGAGATAATGGAACACAACCTTCGTTCTTTATTCCTGGTCAGTTAGTTAAAATTCCATTTGCAGCATCAGCTGCAGGCGCTATGGGTTCATACGCAGTAATAAAAGTTGACTCAGTAACTTTACAAGATGAATCAACTTCACCTCCAACAGCTCACACACATGGTGAAGCTGCAATATTAAAAGCAACTGTTGTTAAAGCTAAAACAGCTGGTGATGATTATTTCGCTGGACCTTTAGGTGTTAATGCACCTGTTGGTGATGTTACAGCTAGTACATCAATTGCTGGAGCTTCTGCTGGTGCAGGTCTTGAAGCATCAAGATGTTACGTTGTTGGTTCTGCGTTTGAAGAAGGTTCTGGTTATCCAGAAACTTGGAAAGATCAACCTTACTCAACAGGGCAAGGTCAAACTCAGATTTGGAAAACTTCATGTGCTATGACAAATACTGCAAGAGCAACAGTTCTTAAGTATGAAGCAAATGAATGGGCAAGAATCTGGAAAGAAAAGTTAATTGAGCACAAATATGATATTGAGCAATCTTTATTATTTGGTTCTCAAAGTTCAGTTGATAGTGTAAACTATACTCAAGGTGCTGTAGATTGGATTTCTACTTATGGAAATACTTTTAGCATGGCTCTTGGAACAAAAACAGCTGATGATTTCTTAAACGATCTTTCTAATCTTTTAGATCCAAGATATAATAACAGTAAAGCTAATGTTTTCTTCTGTTCTACTGCAGTTTATAATTGGTTGCATAAATTAGGTGGATATTTCCAAAACAATTTAGAAATTTCAACTAATTTTAGAGCTGATTTAGCTGTAACAGGCAGAAAGAAAGTTCTTGGCTTAGACACTACAACTATTTCAACAGTATATGGTGATATGAATGTTGTAAGAAATATTCATTTAGATGGTACAAATATTGGTATTTTAGGAATCAATATGAAACATTGTGCTTATCGTCCATTGGTTGGAAATGGTTTAAACAGAGACACTTCAGTCTACGTAGGAGTTCAAACTTTAGAGAACTCAGGAGTCGATCGTAGAGTAGATATGATTCTAACTGAAGCTGGAATGCAGTGGGAGATGCCTGAATCTCACGCTGTATGGACACTATCTTAAGAAAGGAGTAGATTATGGGAATACCTTTATATGGACAAAATAAGCATGGTGATAATCTAGACCAGTTTGCTAAAGCACTTTCTGGCTCTAAAGCGTGGAACCCAGGTGCTATTTCTGATGGCGATGAAGAAGCATTAGAAATATCTGTTCCTGGAGCAGCTCTTGGTGACTTTGTACTATCTAGTATGAGTGTTGATATAGCAGATGGTGTTTTACGTGGAGCAGTTACAGCTGCGGATACGGTAACTCTAGTTATAGCTAATAATACAGGTGGTTCGCTTGACGTAGCATCTGGAACTGCTTACTGTTTAGTTATTAAAAAATCGTAAGGAGGTAGATAATGGCTAATAAATACTGGATAGCAAATAATCCTAATAGCGAAGTAACTGACGCTGAAGCACAAAAAATAGAAGAGTTATCAGCAACAACTGTATCACTTAATGAGCTTAATTCTTCTTGTGACGCTAGTATTATAGCGCCTGTGAAGTTATTGGTTTCAGCTGCTGTACCTCAAAACACTAGACTAATTAAACTATCTCATGCCAGTACGCCAATAGAGGTTACTGGGCCTGATGGAGTTAGACTAGGTGGACAAACAATGTTTATTACCAATGTAAGTGCTAGTGGAACTGCAGCTCATACTGTAACTTTAGCTTCAGGAACATTTGACGGAACTAATAATAAAGCAACGTTAAATGCTCCAGGAGAATCTTTACATGTATGGTTTGATTCCTCTGGTGAAGGAGCAATAATAAACAATGTAGGTTCTGTAGCGTTATCATCAGTTTAGTGATTAATAGCTAGTAATATTTGGGGCTGTGGCTGCGGAGAGCTTCCCCTCCCTGTAGTCGCAGTTCCCAAATTTAACAATAACAATCTCGTTCACGGGATGTCAACCCCTTAGAGAGGAAGGAAATTGGCAACATTTAAAACACAAATAGAAAATCTTACAAAGTTAGATACTACGGGTGATGAAAATAAAATTACTCAATGGTTAGTAGATGGTGTTAGAGAGGTAGTAAATAGGATTAGTAATATTAGTCCTGGAGAAATAGTTAAATTTACTAAATCTTCTTCGTCTCCTAATAATGATGAGTTAGTAGTAACTGGAAAACTATTATCAGTAATGAGAAATCATTTTAAAACTTTAGGTAGAATTAATCAATTACGTAAGGCAACATTAATAGATCCTAATAATAGAGCAGATGCTTTAGATAAGACTAGTTTGTATTATAGGTCTGAATATAATCCAGGTTATTATATTATGAATGGAAAAATTAATGTAGTACCTATTCCAGATTCTAATAATTATATAGAATTAGCTCAAATAGCATATGATAGTGATGTAACATATGCATCTGAATCAATAAGCGACTTTCCTTATGAATATGAACATTTAATAGTTCAATATGCTGCAATTAAAGTATTATTTAGACATTTAACAACTGTAGAAGAAACAATGGGCACGATGACACTGCCTGACATTCCTACAGCTCCTGTTAATTTAGATAATTTGACAGATATAAATCATTTAACTATTCCTGAATTTACTGCTCCTCAAATGAGTTATTTAGATTGGACAGATACAAATAATTGGATTTCAACAGAAGAAGATAGTGAAATGTTAGCATCCAGAATGAGTGAAATTGATGGTAAGTTAAAAGAATATGGTACTTTATTAGAAACAGAAAAAACAAAATTTGAAGAAGCAAATACTAAATTTCAAGCTGAATTACAAATAGCTATAGAAAATACTAGAAGTGAAAATGAAAAAGATACAAGAGCATTGCAAATATTTTCTCAAGAAGTTATTCGTTATCAGCAAGAAGTTACAAAAGAAATACAACGTTATCAATATGAAGTAATTACAAAAGCAACTAAAAAATATGAATGGGTTGCTAATAGGTATAGCGGATTAGTAAAAGATTATACAGACGCTTTTGCTTTAATGGGTAACATTCAAAAACAAAGCCAACCAAAAGGAGATAAATAATGGCAAATGAAATAAAAGTAAGTATCTCTATTACAGCTGAAAAAAATGGTGCTAAATTTACAAGAAGCGAATCTTTTATGGATGATATGACTGGAGATGCTTGGAGTACAGGTATTGTAGATGTTGCTGAAGCAGGAACTCAATTAACAGAATTAGACGTAGGGACATATGGATGGGTTTTTGTAAAAAATTTAGGAACTGACAATGCTAAATATGTAGATATACAACATACTCAAAATACTGCAGATGATAGTTTGTGCAGATTATATGGCGGCGAATCTACTATATTAAAAACTGCTGCATTAACAGCATTATGGGGTGATTCAAGCAGTGGCACACAAGCAGTAGAGTATGCAATAATAGAATTATAGGAGTTATTATGACTGTTAAAGAAATAATGGAAAGAGCTGGAATGACAGAGACTGGTAGAGCTATAGCTTATATTAAAGATGGATTAGAAGAAATTAATTTAATTTCAGAAACACATATTAAAACGGCTAGAAAAGATATTACTAAAGATAAAAGATTATATGAACTTCCTAATGAAGCATTGCAATTAAAAGATATTAGAATAAAAAATCATTTTAATAGTAAAGATGAATATAGAAGCATTCCTCGATTATTATATAATCCATTAATTAAAGATGCAGACGGAGAATAAAAATGGCTGATTCAAAAGAATACGGATATTATATAGAAGGAAATAAAGTAGCTATTGTTCAAAGAGACACTTCTTTTGATAATGATGCTAATTCAAGAGATTATGGACCAGGTTCTGATAAATTTCAATGGAAATCACCATTAGAAAATGTTAATGAAGGCATTGAATTTCAATATTCATATTCCCCTGAATATAAAGAAACTAATCAATCTGGGAGAGTTTCTTCTAATCCTATTTCTTATACAGGAGGAGATAATGCAACTAGTGGAAAAACTGGAACTGTAAAATTTACTTTTAATGACAATTTTGATTTTGAACCTTATATAGGCCAATACATTTTGTTGATAAATGCTGGTAGGTGGAGTGGTGTACATAAAATAGCTTTACAATCTACAACTAATATAGTATATACTGAAACTCATTATCCAGAAGCAGACATTAGTACTACAATTAATTTTGAAAGCGGGACTAAGTATAATTTACATATATTAGTTTTAGAAGATGAATCTTATGAGATAGATCTTCCAGTTTATTTGCAAAAATCATTAGTATATTATTTAAAATCTAGATTATTTGAAGATATAGGTGATATGAAAATGAAAGAATATTATTATAGAGAATTTACAAGACAACTAGAAAAAAACAATAACAGCAAAGTGCCAGGTATGAGAATGATTACACCTGGTATCAATGCAATAAAATAACAAACCCGTTCACGCACTTGCCAGTGCTTAGGGTAGGAGGTAAAAATGGCACATAGATATACAGTACAGGAATCAAATAACTTAGCTATTGGACAAGGTCCTTCAATATTCTTAAATGAAAATAGTAGCGATGACAGTAAATCAATAACACCGCCAACTGGCACAGTGTTTATTGCAATACAAGTTATTAATGATTGTCAATTTAGTCAACTACTTGCAGAAGATAATACAAAATGTTATGGAACTGATGGTATAGACAATAGTCATTTAGGTGGGGTTGGTGACAGAATACCTAATAGTCAAACTTTTCCAGCAGGAACAGTTATATATGGAAGATGGACTAAAATAGAGACAAATAATGGCGTAATAATTGCTTATTCTGGAGGGTAATAATGTTAGGCATTAAACAAATTTGTCAAAATAAACCTGGTACAGACAGCTTTAAATATCCTGCATTATTTTTAGGCCCTGGTAAATATGCTCAAGCAGCTAGTAATTCTAGTCTAAATAATTATACAGCATTTACTGTAGCAAGTAGCTATAATTATACAGATTTAAGTATTCAAGGAAGTTCACAATTCTATGAATTTATAATAATGAAAAATAATAATTCTAGTATATTTTCAGGCAATGATACAGCAGGAGCATCTGTTAGTTTTTGGGGGATAACAGAACAGCTTGTATTCATTTGTAATGGAAGCACTAAACATCTTGCATCAATTGTTGCTACAAATAACCATAAAAAAAGTCATAGTACCAGAGTAACAAGCCCTATTATAACAACAGTTTTAACAGGAGACGCTTCTTCAAATTCTTATGCACTCCATGTAATAGCATCAAATGGATACCAAAAAAATAATTCTCTTGTACATTTTAAAAGTACTGGTAGTTACACTTTTACTAATTGGGGTACGTTTGATACAGATGGATTTGTAAGCGCTGGAGCATATAGACAAACAGGAATAGCTCAAGATAGTAGCAATGCAAATTTAACGTCTTCGCATGGTTTTCTTAGAGCTCAGCTTTGGAATTCTGCTTTAACAGACGAGCAAATATTAAATACTGTTGGTGGTGATGGTACTGTTTTTTCAATGCCTTCATATTCAGAAGGTAGTTATCCAGAGCCAAATCATGAATGGATACCTGTTTTAGGAAATAATTCAACTGTTCCAGATACAGGTAGTGACACTGCTATTAATTTAACAATTGAGGGTAGTGCAAAAGTTGGTTATTATCCAGCAAGGGTATAAATATGAATATAAAAGAAAGATACATATATATAGACACTAGTGAAGTAACTCAAGAAATGAAAGATAATAGTATTATTTATCAAATTAGCGCAGATAAAAGTAAAACAATATTATCTTGTGATGAGCAAAATAGGCCTAGTTGTTTTGATGGAATAGATTTAATTACAGAAAAAGAATTGTACGAAATTTATTGGAGTGATGAAAACGAAGGTGTTTGGTATTTTAAACCACCAGTATAAATAAAGGAGAAATAATGAGTAAGCAGGGGAAAAAGGAAGCTATGACTAATCAACAGAGATTAGAAAATTTGAAAAAACAAAAAGCGGAATGCGAAATCTTTTTTCATAGGCTTCAAGGCGCAATAGAATTGCTTGAAAATATGATAAAGGATGAAGATGAAAAAACAAATTAAAGATATTATTGAATGGAGTTTAAAAGAAATGGATCTCTATTCAAAAGACGCAGCAGACCTTGTTTATAAAACAGGCAATGCAGAAACAGGTTATAGACATTTAAAACAAATGGGTAGTGGACCTGCAATTGGGTTCTGGCAAGTAGAACCCGCAACGCTTATTGACATAATGAATAATTACGTAAAATATCGTCCTAAGCTCGAAAAAGGGCTTAAATCGCTAGGATTTGATGAAAGTGATATGGAGGTAAGGGTAATGAGTAATATTGCCTTACAAGCAGTATTTTGTCGCTTAAAGTATAAAAGAGATAAATACGCATTACCTAAGTCAAGTGACTTAAAAAAACAAGCTGAGTATTGGAAACGTGTATATAATACCCATCTTGGAAAAGGAACTATAAAACATTTCATGGAGGCAAACGATGAGTGAATTAGTAAAAAGAGCAATAGTAACGCCAGATAAACATTTTCCTGTGCATGACCCTAAAGCAATTGATGTGGTGTGTCAAGCAATAGAAATAGTTAAACCTGATGCTTATGTTGATTTAGGAGATACTGGAGAATGGGAACATTTTAGTACTCATTACTGGAAAGGACGATCTGCAAAACCTATGGAAGATTTAATACCATTATTAGATAAAGATGTAAAAGATGTAAACGATGGTATGGATTTAATAGATGCTTCCTTAGATAAAGCAAATTGTACAGAAAGACATTTTGTGCAAGGGAATCATGAAGTTTGGTTAGATAAATTTGTTATAAGGTATCCGTATTTAAGTCATTACATGACTGCTAAAGCTTTAAAGCTTAAAGAAAGAGGATATAAATATCATCCATACAATAGAAAGAAATGCTTAAAAATTGGTAAATTAAATTTTACACATGGAAAGTTTACTTCTAAATACCATTCTTATAAACATTTAGATGTATATGGTGAAAGTATCATGTATGGACATACTCATGATTTGCAACGACACACTAAAACAAATGCTGGCGGTACAATAAGTGGATGGAGTTTGGGATGCTTAAAGGATATAGAAGCAGATGAAGATTGGTTAAGCGGTAGACTAACAAATTGGAATCATGCTTTTGCAATAATAGATTTTTTTAAAAATGGGGATTATAAAGTTGAAATAGTAGAAATTATAAAAGGTAAAACGACTTTATGGGGAAAAGCTCTTTATGGGAATAAATAATAAAATTACTTTATTATTATTGCTATGGTTTTTGGATAAGTTAATTATGCTCATAATGTTAATATATTTCAGTTAATGGAGAAAAATGGAACAAGAAGCAATAGAAAGTTTAATTGGTCAATATGGCTGGATGGCTGTAGTTGCTTTTGTATTCCTAATAGGCAGAAAAACTATTGAATCTAGTATCGAAGCAATAAAAGTATTTGCTGGAGATGATTTAAATACAGATGATGTTATTATATTTGATGGTAGACCTGCAAGAGTAGTAAGAGTTGGTTTTTGGAAAACTATATTATTTGTTTATGAGGTAGGATGTGCAAATGGAAAAGCTTTTGTAAAAGGTGGAAATAAGGTAGCTATACAAAATGATAAACTAAAGGATCATATGATAGAAAAACCACTTCCAATGTTAGATTTAAAGAAGTGGGATAATTGTGATGATGATTGAGTTTATTATAGAGTTAGGACATTTTTTACTAGGATTTATAATAACATTTTTTGGAGGATTATATATAATGGGATATTTAGATGAATGATACACTAAGAGTTTTAGGTAACAATCCTGAAATAGGATTAACTACAAGCATTGGTACTGGAATTATACAATGTTTAAATATATTAAATCCAATATTAACTTTTATATCTTTGACTATTGGTATAAGTATAGGTATCTTAACATTATATAAATTAATAAAAGGAGGTAAATAGTGGCTACAATGACAGTAAGTATTAAAGAGGCTGTAACCATTAATGGTAAAGACCAGGGTGGAACTTATGCTGGATTTACTACAACAATAACACAAGTAGAAAAAAGACTGCTTAATGCTACAACTGCAGAAGTAACATTATATGAGACTGCTGCTGCTCAAAATGATGCAGAAGACGAAGAATATGGAGGAGCTGCTTGGGATCATGATTCAGTAAAGTATGTAAGAATAACTAATTTAGCAGGTAATAGTAATTTTATTTACATTATTGTTAAAAATAGTGCTAATGATGAAGCAGTATTTAAAATATATGGAACAGAATCATTATTGTTATATAGACATACAGGAACATTTGAAGCTATAGCTGGTGCAGCAACTGCAACTAATGTAGCTGATATTGCTAAAGTAAGTATACAAGCTGATACATCTACACAAGCAGTTGAGTTATTTCTTGCTAGTAGTGATGCAGCATAATTAAAGGAGAATGAATAAATGGCAACATTAAGTGTAACTATAACAGAGTCATGTACATTAAACGGTAAAGACCAAGGCGGAACATATTCTAGTTTTAGTAATGCAAGTATTACACAAGTTACTAAAAAAATAGTTAAATGTTTACAAGATACAGAAGTAGCGTTATATAAAACTGCAGATGGATTAGCTGATGCAACTGGAGGAGCTACATATAAAGAAGGTTCTATAAAGTATGTAAGAATAACTAACAACGCATCTAGTAATCATGTTTTGTTAATGCTAAAAAATATAGCTAATGAAGAAGTGTATTATAAATTAGGAGCAAAAGAATCATTTTTATTACACTCACATGATGGAGCTTTAGCTGTTGGTGCTGATGATAATGCTGACCCAGCTGTTGATAGTAATGATGATGATATAGAACTTGTAGTAGCAGAAGCTAAAGGTGGTGCATCTGAACTTGAAGTATTTATAGCAAGTATAGATTAAAATGGATAATGCTGATGCAAGAAAACTAATTTCATATTCAACTAGGAATATTGAAAATTGGAATTTAGATACTAAATATACTGTAGCTAAAAAAGTTTCAGTAGATTCATTTAATTGGTTTGTAGATACTTGGAAGAAATCAGGTTGGGATATATCAAAAGATGATTATACTAATCTTAAAAAAGTATGGATGCTTGCAGGTTCTCCTTTTTTAAGCCATATTAATCCTGCTAATGGATCAGAATCTATTGAAATGTATTACTTGCCTACATCTAGGCAAATAGATGTTGATACTAGAATTACTTCAGAAAATAAAAACTTTTACTTTGGTTCTCCAGATATAATAGTATTACCAACTCCTGCAAATGCAATGGCAGCAGGATATGAAGATTTAGGACCATTTGGATTATTAGATGAATTAGGACACGCTATACAATTTGCATATCCTGCAGGAATAAAAGGTAAAAATATTTCAGGTAAAGATGATTTAGCAACTTTTGTAGCATCTAATGAATTTAATAAACTATTAAAAGGCAAAACTATTGCGCAAGATGATAATGGTGATGAGTTCTTAGTAAGTTCAAAAGGGTATGGGAAGCGATTAGGTTTTGATAAAGATTTAACAGATTCTACTTTATTTATTCATGCTCAACAATTAAAAGGTCAACCATTTTTAGATAAAGGTGCAATTAATATGTTTGATAATCCTAATAATTATGATGAGCAAGGAAGATTTATGCTTAGATATGCGTTAGCATCTGAAGCAAGTGGCCAATGGTTAACAGGAGAAGCACAAGCGCATCAATTATTTGCCCCTGCTTTAAGTTTAACATTTGCTGATTTAAAAACAAGTGGTGGTCTTGGAGACGGCTCTTTATCACCCTCTGACATAGCCACTTTAAACAAAACGTCGTTAGGTAAAAAAACATTAGAAAATTTAGTATACCAATATGGAGTAGGACAAGAAGATGTAGTATATGGTTCTAGGTCAGGTATTAATAAAACTAAATATAAAGCTGATTCTAAAGATTCTACATTAGTGCAATACAATGAAAGAATTACAACTGATGATGATAGATATAGAATAGCAAAAGTTAATGTTGATAATTATTTAAAAGTCAATGAAAAAGGAATGAAAGATACAATAAAAAATTTAAACAAATGGAGAAAGTCTTATCCAGCAAAAAGATTAGAAGATCAATTAAAACAAATGAAGGAGAAATAATTATGCCATACGGTAAAGGTACATATGGAAGTAAGGTCGGAAGACCTCCTAAAAAAAAGAAAGCAATGAAAAAAAAGAAAGCAATGAAAAAAAACAAAAGCTATAATATAACAAGAAACCTGGGGTATTAATGTTACAGGCTATTCTTATAAAAACAATTATAGGTAAAGTTATGGAGGCTATTGAAAAAGCAGACGATAAAAGAATTGCTAAAAGTCTTCACAAACGCATTACTAAATTAGAAAAATTAGCTCATGCACCAGCAGAATTTGTATGTACTTCATGCGGGTGTGAAGCTAAACGAAAAAAAAATAAAAAAAGGAGAAGATAATGATGTCATTTATAAGTAGTAACTGGGAATACGTTCTTTTAAGTATTTACGTTATTGAAAAGATTGTCAAACTAAGTCCTTCTAAAAAGGATGACGTAATCTTTGATATGGTGTTAAAACCTATATTTGATAAATTGAAAACAAAATAATGCCAAAAAAAACCTGGAACATATTATCATTTTCCGATGGAATGAATGCTAAAAAAACTGAAAAGGATATAGACCCTAAGGGGTTTGAATTTTCTAATAATTATATATCTTTTACAGACGGAAGTATTGCTTCTAAAGGATTATTTGATACTATTGAAGGGTTTAATTTAAAAGAAGGAGGTTTTCAAGAAAACTTATCTTTTCAGGGGACACCTAATTTATATAAAGTGTTCCCTGAGATAGGTTTCAGAAAATTTGGGAAAGCGCAATATGATTCTAGTTCTGCGTCTTGGAAAGAATTAGATTCTAATAGTAGTACAGGTACAGTTCATCACGGATTAGAAGTAGGTATATCAGTATTAATTATAGATTCTGGAGATAATGTAGTTTCTAGTGGAGGAAGAAATGAGTCTTTAATAGCAAAAAAAGGCATTGTTACTGAAGTTGTAGATTTTAATAGTTTTAAAATAGATGTAACTGGAATGGCAAATGGAAATGAAATATTTTATGCTATTAATGCTGATTATAATGTTAAAGAAGTATTAAAAAGTGATCCATCTAGTTCTTATTATGAAAATAAATATTTACTTACATCTCAAGATAGAAAATTTGGATTTTATAATATAGGTCAAAATAAAAGTTGGTTTGGAAAAGTAAATGGAACTAATACTAATGTATTTGGAAATAATTGCTGGTTTTTAGATTCTAGATATTTATGGGACACGCAACAGCATTCTAGATATGATTCTACATATCAATATATAGTAAATACAAAAATTAATAACGCTTATTATGAAACTAGTGCTTTTAGATTATTGCCAGAAGCTCCTTTAGAATATTATAATGGAAGATGTGTTAGACCTTTTGGTTTATACGCTATAGAAAGAGAACAGCATAGATTTGCTGAAAATGCTTATGTTATATATCCAGGATGGTACGCTTTAAGATCTCATATATTATCTCCATCAGAATATCATAGAACCCAAGAAGAAGATACAGCTGATATTACAAATTATGGCAATGATATAAACTATAATTTAGAATATTACCAAGGTGCTGGAACAGTTAACATTAATGCTACTCCTAAATATACATTTGATGATTTAGCAGCAAATGCAGGAAATCCTACTGGACCATCTAATTATCCAAATTCAGGACCAACTACACCTTTTCAAGTTTCTATGTCAGTTTCTCATGGACAAGGAACTTCTGGAGATGCTTTAGGTGATTGGCAATTTCAAAGTGGAGACACTCATTCTTATTTAAAGTTTGGAATGTCGTACCTTTATGATAATATAGAAGATGAGTTTGCGGTTGAATCAAATATTTCTCCTCTTACTATGCCAGATGGCACTGAAGGATGGGTGAATATGACGCAAGGAAGCCCATCAGCAGACAAAGCATTAATTATGTCTTGGTTTTTTTATGTTGGAGAAAACAGTTACACCGAAAATCAAAGTTTAATGTTTAATAGTTTTGAAGGAGATGTACCTGAAGCAAAAGCAGTTGCTGAATTTAGAGGCTCTGGTATGAATAATGGCTTTTCTAATGATAAATGTTTAAACCCTAGAATTGTTGGTGCAAGAATATATTTGCTTGGAGATTATGCCAATTATGATGGAGAAGGTTATAATGAATATGAAGAACCGTTATACTTAGCTAAAATTGATTTTAGTGCAAATAAAACTGGTAAATCACATGATAATTTTGTTTCTACTAGTTGGGCTAATTCATCATCATCAGCAGATGGAGTATATGGTCAAAAAATAGTTATTCCAGGCGTTCCTGTTTTAACTTACCCTTTAATAAATACTTATAATCATAATGAAAATATTCACGTATGGTATAAAAGTTCTGCTATTGTTAATAGAAAATTATATGCTGGAAATGTTCATTATTTTGATAAAAATCAACCAAATTGGGAAACTCACAAACCTATTCATAAACCAGATAGAATTTTAGTATCTCCTCCTAATAAATTTGATGTATTACCATCTACTAATTATTTAGACGTAATGCAAGGAGATGGTCAAGACATAACTCATATAGAATCTTTAAATAATAAATTATTAGTTTATAAAAATGATGATATGTTTTTGATAGATTGCTCTGGAGAATTTGAAATACTTGAAGCTACAAATATTAATGCAGGAGTTACTAATTCTACAAAAGTTACAAAAACGCCTGAAGCAGTTTACTGGGTAAACAGTAGTGGCGTTTGGGGTTATGACATAGAAAATCCAATATTAAATATTATAGAAGAAAAATTTGATGCTGAAAAATGGCATAGTCAAGTATATAATGATGAATGCTATCTTACTTACGAGCCTAAAAGTAAAATGCTATTATTATTTACACAGTTTAAAGGAGATCACATAACAACAACAGATGACCCAACAAATGTATTATATATAAGTACTATAACAGGTTCAGTATTTTTTAAAACAGAATTAGCAAAAAATCATTTAAATCAAATACCTATAGGTGCAGCAGTAGCAGATAATTTTTTATATACTTCTATATCAGATACTACTACATCAGATTTAGGATATTTACATCTTAATCATGTTACAACAGGCGTTGTAGGTGAAAAGCAATCAGGAATGTGGGAATTTAGAGTTGTTCAAGACGGATCATATGATTATCAATTTCCTGATAATAGTATAAAAAAATTATCTGTAAGATATAGAGGTGGTGAGGCAAACGAATATGATAATTGGGATGAAGTAAATACTAATAATTTGACAGTTCCAAGAATTGCTGCAGTAGATACCACTAATGAAGCAGAAGTTTTAGCTGCTACTGAAGCGCAAATTATTCATTTTAATGAAATGGTAAATGATGCAACCGAAACAGAAACTCATCCTACTTCAGGCTCTGAATATGCAGATATATTTAATTGGAGTTTGGAAAGAGAGTTAGAAATAAGTGCTGGTATATATTATGTAACTTATTATTTATCTATGGAAGCTAACGAATATACATCTACTAATAATTTAGTAGACGCAGATTCTGGCGTAAAATTACCTGGAGCTCAAGAATCATTATCTGTATATGGTACTACTTGCGTAGGGTTTACAGATGGAACTGGTGCTAATGGAATTAGAAATACTCCTAATTCTTTAACATTATTTAATCAAATATTTCATAATCCTGGAGTAACTCCAGTAGCTGATGTTTGGAATGTTTTTATTAATCGAAATAATGATTATGATGCTGGTGAGTCTTTTAATATAATATATCAAATTAATGGAGGAGCAGTAAATAATAATATAGTAAGTTATACTACAGATCCTGCAAATGATGATTGCAATGTAATAGGAGCTTCCGCAGGTGGTGGGGCTACATATACTAATGCTTACAATAGTAAAAAAGCAACAGCAGCGCTTAGAGATGCATTGCTTGCTGATTCTGATTTTTTACTATACTTTGATATTGGTTCTTTAGCCACAGGAGACCAAACAGCAGTTACAGGCTTACCAGGAGATAACGATGGAACTGGTCTTGTTCATTATGAATATTTTACAATTACAAGCAAAGCAAGCACATATCCTGATTCAACTTTTAACATATCATGGGGTAGTAGCTCTCATTTAGGCGGCAATTTACATAGATTTAATCCAACTGCAGAGCATTCTACTGGTAATATGTTAATTACTAAAAATATAGATTTTAAAATGCCTGGAGTAAGAAAAAAAGTATATAAAGCATATGTTAGTTATAAAACTGGAACAGGCAATACTATTACTGCTCAATATATGATTAATGGAGATGGAACTTGGCATACTGCTGTATTAAAAAATTCTAGTAATCAAATAGTATCTGAAGTTCCCGCTTCAGCAGAATGGAGTAGATTTTCCATAGAAGATAACGATACAAATAGAACAAATAGTATTTATTCAATACAATATAAGATAGAAGGTTCTGGCTATATTGAAATAGATGATATGAGTATTATTTATAGAGATAAACCACCAAGATAATGAAATACAATCCAAGATATAATAATGTTTTAAATAGAAAGTCTTATTTAAGAAAAGGACAACCATCTAATCTTGAAGGAAATAATGGAGATTCTGTATTATGTTTACTAAGTAAAGGTGTGGCTTTATGCTATAAAATAGATGGTAAATGGAAAGAATTAGGGGTTTTTAAAGATATAGATAGAAAACTTAATAAAATGTCTTTAAATGAACTATCTATAACTAGTTTACAAGAAATAGGAAGTGATACAGACAAATTTTTAATGTCTGATAATGGAACTGTTAAATATGTTACAGGTACAAATTTGCTTACATATTCAGGAGCACAACCTGCTTTAACATTTGGTATTGCTAATACTAACGCAGTTAAAATAGATGCAGCAGATGTTGCAGATGATGATTATGCTAGGTTTACAGCTAATGGATTAGAAGGCAGAACACTTACTCAAATAAAATCTGATATAGGTACAGGTAATAGTGCATTAGTACCATCAGCTGGTACATCTGGACATTTTTTAAAACATGATGGAACTTTTGGTCAAGTAGCATACTCTAATTTATCTGGCACACCTACTATACCTGCTAACTATATAACTGATGATGCTGATGATATAATGCTTGGTAGTTTAAATTTAAAGAAAATATCTGATGATGCTACAGCAAGAAGTTTAATATTTGAAAAAAATAGAGCTACATCTGTTAGTGCTCAAGATGATGATGTAGTAGGTGCTGTAGAATTTAAAGCATATAATGATGGAGGAACTCCAGCTTTAGTACAAGTTGCAAAAATAGAAGCAAAAATTTCAGATGTAACAGATAACAATGAAACTGGTAAATTAACTTTAAGTGTATTGCCTACTGATGATTTTAGTGAAAATAATCAAGCTAGCGTAGGATTAACATTAGAAGGAACTACAAGTAATTATGGTCAAGTTAATGTTACCATAGGAACAAGTTATGGCACTGTAAGACATAATTCTTATAATAATATTTTTGCAGGAGCTTCTGCTTTTAGTTCTGGAAGAATACTTTTAGAGCCTTCAAATGCAAATGATGTTAATGATAAAAATACTTTTATAATGGAAGCATATAATGATGCAGATGATGTATTTAAAATAGAAGTTGACGTTGCAGGAGCTACAACTATCTCAACAAATGATGATGGTGGTGCAACAGCTCATTTAACAATAAACCCTGATGGAGATACAATATTTAATACAGATGGATTAGTAATACAAGATAATGGAGATGTTAGTACACCTGCAAGTGGATATGGAACTTTGTATGTTAATAGTGATGTTTTGTATTTTAAAAATGATAGTGGAACTGCTACTAACCTGTTAGCTGGCGGTGGTGGAGGAAGTGGTTTAAATTCAATAGTAGCAGCAATGGTATTTGGATAAGGAGAATAAATGGCAAATGTAAATTTAGTAAGCGCAACATCAATATATGCAGGTAATGCAGGTTGGAATTTATCTGCAACATTAACTGCTACTTTATTAACTGTTGATGCTGATAAACTAGTAAAAATTAATAGAATTACTTGTGCTAATGTAGATGGTACAAATGCAGCTGATTTAAACTTATATATAGATGGTTTAGGTTCTGGTGCATCAGGTGTTACTACAACAGGTGCAGATGCTACTGTATATTTAGCGAAGACATTATCAGTCCCACCTGACTCTACATTAGTTATATTAGATACACCTATATATTTAATGGAAGGCGATGTGCTTAAAGGTGGAGCAGGAGCAGCAAGTGATTTAGATTTATTTATATCTTATGAAGTGTTTGATGATGCATAATGGCTAAATGGAATGCAAATATTATTAGTAAAGATGCAAGGTATAGAACTCAAAGTGTAAATCAATCAAGAGGTATATACACTTTAGATGAACAACTACAGCATAAAGCTGCAGATAATTGGTTTAAACCAAAAAGCCTTGCTGATAATATAGGTTATCATTTTGACACTTTAACAATAAAAGAAACTACAACTAATGGAGATGATACGGATGCTTTTAGTGTGGTTACAGCTCCTATGCCTTCATCAGCTTCACAGGGAAGAGTTTATCTTGCGGTAGGAGTTACAGCATCTACAACTTTTTATAATGATTTTTGTGTTGGAACAGTTCAAATACCTCACGACAATGGAGCTAGTTTAAATTCTACATTAGATACATCTACAAATGTTAGTTGGGCAATGTCAAATCCTATTACAGGTGTTGGTTATGCTAGTTGGGAAAGAGGTTCTTTAGTTACTGCTGGAAATACTACTTTATCTTCTGTTTCAGGATATACTTGGACAACTATAGCCACAGGTACTAGTAATAATAGATGGAACGCAGCAACATCTACAGGTAGTAGTCGTACAGGAGCACAAGGTGGAATAAGTAATGATCCAAGTTATAATATTTTTGATGAACTTGGCGACCTTGCAGTTGCAGGGAATTCTGCTAACAGAATGGCTCAAACTAATGCTAATTTATATATATACACAGAAACAAGCGGAACTGCAGCTAATAGTGTTATATGGTGTAGGAGTCCTGAAGTTACATTAACAGGAAGTAATCATATATTAGTTATAGCATATCACGCTTGTACAAGTAGTGGTGGTATAGGTATGGTAAATACTACTGATAAACCACTATTTAAAGCTTTTTGGGATGAATCATAATGCGAGCATCTGATATAACAATGACTCAATCTGATGATACTACAACTTTAGATTTTAGTGCATTTAGTTCTATGCAAGAAAATGATTATTTAGAATTAAATATTAATGATGTATCAATAAAATTAAATGTTAGCAATGATATGTCTATAAATGATTTCACAGAATGGATAACTAATAATTGTAATAATAATTATGATTTTTATAGCCTAGCAACTGCTAGTAATAATAGTGCTTTATTAAACATAGTAAACAAGACATCAGATCAACTAAGTATTAATTATGATTTTAACAGATAAAAGTATTGGATATATATTATTTATTTTATATCTTATAAAGATGAAAACCGCTTATAAAAACAAAGGAGAGCATTATGTCAAGATATAGATACAACAGAGGAGCATCTGCTGGAGATGTAATGCTTGCTGTAGATAGATCTCGTGAAGAATTTAAAGAAATTAAAGCTTATGAAGAATATTTATCAGACCTTAGAAAACAAGCCAAGAAAAAGAAAAAAGGAGGTCTTTTTGGTTCTGTTTTAGGCGCAGTTATAGGTTTTATGGTAGGTGGACCTGCTGGAGCAATGCTTGGCTATGGTGTCGGTAAAGGCACGGTAGCAGGTGCTATAGGTTATGAAAATTTTAAAAAAAGCAGAAAATCATTAGGTTCAGATGTTTGGCAAGGCGGTAAATTTGATTATACTAAAACTAAAAATTTAGCAAAAACATCACTTGAAGACGCTAAAAAACTAAGAGATGCAGATATTACAGGAGCTGTTATAGACATTGCTTTAGGTGCTACTGGGTATGCAAGTGCTGGAGGTAGTGCTGCTACTAAAGCATGGAGAGCTTCAGATGCTACTTTTGGACAAAAACTTGGTTCTGCATTTAAACCAGATGGTTCATCATTAAAAGCTACAACACAAAAATCTGCTGATAGTATTATGGCAGGAAAAGGAAACGTTTTAGATTTAGTGCAAAGACAAAATGCAATTTTACAGCCATTTGGAACTGTAGGACGGTCTTTAGCAACTATTGCACGTTCTCCTTTTAATAGCTCTACTATTGGACAGCTTATGAGAATGAATACTGCAAGTGAAGCAATGAAAAGAGGTGATATAGAACTTGGAGCATATTTATTGTCAGGTTATTATGACAAATTTGGAAGACCTAAAGTTTAAAACGCAAAGGAGAGTTTATGCCCGAATGGGATGAAGGCTTATTAGATTTTGATTACGACCCAAGTACTGGAGATATATCTAGTACTATGGATCCTGCGAGCATAGGTTCGGCATATTATAATCTGAATGCAGACAATCCTTATGGAGCATCTATGTTTTGGTTTGATTTATTGCAAGAATTTTTACCAATGCCTTCAGAAGATGCCTGGTGGATGAATAGTGGAAATCCAGATACAGTTTTAATTGGAGGTAGTAGCACTATTCCTGAGCAGGGAATTGAAATTAGTAATACTAATTTTGGATTAGGACAGTATGAAGGTTTTATGCAAATGTATGGAGAGTATTTACCACAAGACTTTGGTTTAGGTCAATCTAGAATTGCAAGAGGGAAAAGATTAAATAGAGCAGGTGTAGGAGTGTTGCATGGAGACTCTATGTCAGAAGCTGCTAATCTAAGAACTAAATATGGCAAAAGTGGTTTTGCTTCTAGTGGAATGCAAAGTAAAACAGGTCAAGATATATGGAAAAAATATATAGGGTCAGCTAAAGGTAGACAAGAAAATATGAGAGAAATGGAGCATGGTGTGCATGCAGAATTTGGGCAATCTGTATTAGACACTTTACAAGGCATGGCAGCAGATAGTGCTTCTGGACAATTTTTTGTAGGTCCAGGTTCTGCTAGTTATGGTGGTTGGAATACTGATTGGTTTGGCGATACACTTAGTTACGATACAGCTGAATCTGGCTTTTTTAATCCAGACATGAGTGTAAACACTGAATATGCTCAATGGGTAGGAGGTATTCATGAATATTGCAATAATCCAGACAATATTGGTCAAGAGTATTATCAAATGTGTGCTCAATGGATGCCTACCTCGTCTGAAGAAGCAGATCCAACGCCTGGTGGAGAAACGCCTGGTGGAGATGATGGCGGTTTTGGATTAGGCGATGATTGGGAATGCATAAATCAAGGACTAACTATGAATCCATATACTGGAGAATGTGAATAATGCCAATAAACGATATATATCCAGATTCGACTAGTACAGATTTAATGCAACAATTGTTGCCTTATTTGTATGATAGTCAAGAAAATACTATGCTTAATCCTGATGATTGGATGGCTCAATATGGTAGCTATTTAACGCCTTTTGATACACAGCCTGACTTAACTGTGCTTGAACGATTAAATCTTGTAAATAAGGATTCTAGAGACAAATCAATGGAAACTATATCAGATATTCAATCTGGAATAGGCATGTCAGGCTTTGGAGGCTCTTATTTAGGAGATGTAGCTGCTACTGCTAGAGATAAATTATCTTTAGAATTACAATCAAATTATGCAAATGCTTTACAAGAAACTAGGTCTGCTCAACAAATGTGGCAAACAGATTTATATCAAAGTTTAGGAGTGCTTGCAGGTATGGAAGCATTTAATACTCCTCCTGGTGTAGAACTAATTACTGATGAAAGTCAAATTAATGCAATGTTTGATAATTATTATGAAGAAACTACACCTAATCAATTTGCAATAGGTGACAATACTACTACATGCCCTTGTCCAAACGGAGGGTATTCTATAATGTGTTGTGATGAGAATATAACGACTGATTTAAGCTCACCTTGGGATTCAGTAACTGGACCTCAAGGTTTAGATGATCCTAATTTACCAGACATAAACGATCCTAATGTATCTTTTGAAGATGTTGCTGCTTGGTATGGAAGTATGAATCCATTAAGTGTTTCAGGAGCTTATGGAGCTGTTGATGCAGATTTTATGGCTTTAATAGGACAGGCAAGTTGGGGAGAAGAAGCTATTGAAAATTTAGCTGACATGTATGGTGACCAAAGCAATTATCAAGACTGTATTGCTGGAGCGTCTAGCGTTGAAGAAATGCAGGCATGTTATGATAACACAGTATCTGATTTTTCTGAAGCAATGAGTGATTATACAGCTGGAATAGAAATTGGAGAAGTTTGTTCGCCAAGTAGTCCTTATTACGATTATGGTTTATGTCAACAATGGACATATGAAGAAGAAGAACCTGTTACTGATGATAGTGATTATGACCCTCAAGATGAAGTAGATGAAGGTGATATTGGAGATGATTATTATGAAGATGATTATGTTTATGATGATGATGATATTGATGAAGGAGATTACAGTTAATGCGTGGCAAAAAACATAATTATAAAGTTGGTTCATTTGAGACTAATGCATATAGGAAAAGACCTACTTTTGAAAGAGTTACTAATTTTTTAGATGAAATGGGCTCAGATATGTCTGACCATGATGTTTATTTGTGGGGTTCTTGGCCTGAGAAAAAATCAACATGGGATGTAGACTTATTGTTAAAAACTCCTGGAGACTTAGACTATGAACAAATGGAAAACATATCTAAAAGAGCTTTAGATGTAAGTTTAAATCAAAATCAATTTTTAGCAGATGTAGGCTATACAAATAAAGAAATAATACCTTTTAATAATTATAAAGATATGTTTTTAAAAACAGGCAGAAGAAGGCCTCATACAGGCTATGTATATGGAGAAAAATGGATGGTAGATGATAAGGTTTATAAGGATAGAAGTAAATTTCAAAATGGAGTAGTTATCCCTAAATCTAATAATATATTAAAAATTAACAGTGTTATGCCTTATCCTAAAATGATAAAATCCTTACAAAATAAGACATATGATTCTTTATATGCAAATAAACCTACATTAATTAAACCAAGAAGGAAAGTATATTCTATATGAGCTACAAAGACGTATTAAAAATACATAACATGAAAATGGAAAACGATAGCTTAACTAATGCGTTAGATATGTTATATAATGTAGCTGCAACAGGTTATTCTATTGAGAGTAAAAATGAAGAAGAAAGAGAACAAGAAGAAAAATTTAATAGAGAATTAAGATCTGTTGAGGTAGGTAGATTATCAAGGCTTCACCCAGGTATACCATTAACTGATTATGGAAATCCAGTATACAACGAAGAAGATTTTCAGGCTTATAAAAATGAAATAATACAAAAAGAAAATTTAAATACTTTAGGAAGACAATTCGTTCCTACTGATGGAGTCATATCTCAAGAAGCACAACAAGATATGTTTACATATGGAGATACTAGATTCAGTTTAGATGAAACTGCTGGTATAGTGTCACAAGAAGATTTGTTAAATTTTGATGCATGGCTATTAGGAGAAGGAGGATATGGTAGAGATATAGCAAAAAGACACAATCATATGGGAATATTAAATGAAAGCATTACAGATTCAGATTCACCTTATTATGGTAGATATGTATTAGATGCTGGTGATTATCACGATTTAAAAGATAAAGGACTTTTACCTAATATGATGCCTGATGCTAGTGGTAATTATTTGTTAAATGAAACTCAAAGAAATGATGTAATTAAAAAATATAATTATTGGAGAGAAGGATTTGTTTCATCTAGAGAATTGCCTACAAAAAGTTCTATATCAACATTAATAGCAGGTGAAAATGCAAGAGACTTAGAGTTTGAAAACACCTTAAGAAAAAACAAAAAATATGAAAATGTATTTAATCAATTGGATAGCTGGAAAGATGTTCTTAATCCTGAAAAACCATTGTCAATTATAGATGATAATGGAGACTATACTGCAGATTATATTAGAGATGGTGAGTTAAGAAATGAAAGCTTAACTCAAAAACAATTTATGGAAAAATATCCATTAGTATACAATATGTTAAAAACTAATTTTACTATAGAATCTGTATTCCAAGATGTTTCTTCTAATATAGAATTGCAACAACAGCTAGAAGAAATTCCTTCATTAAAGGAATATTTCTATCATTTATTTGGACAATTACAAGATGTTGAATCTCAAAGAAGAAAAGCTGGTATAGGTTTAAATCAATATCAACATGTTAACAATTCTATGATCGTAGGTGAGGCAAGAGATATAGTATTAAATGATTTAAGAGGTGGTAAATTTGATTATGGTGTTTTATATGACCCTGAAAAATATGCTCAACTCAACAGTGCTCAAAAAGATACTTTAATGGACAAATTAATTGATTTAGAAGCTCAATATGCAAATCCTCAAAGTTTAGATTATAATGAGAATGTATTGAGATTTTTAAGCTTATATGGCTATAATGATGGGCAAACTGTTCCTGGTGAAGCATTAGCTAACATTTTACAAGAATTGAGGCAGCAATAATGAGTATTTCAGATGATATAAAATTAAGATTAGGTAAAAAGAATGTAGAATCATTAAATGTGCTTGCACAACAGAATGAGCAATCGTTAATAGATAGCACAAAACAGGCTCGTATAGACTCTATAGCTTTCGAACAAGCAAGAAGAGATTCTATTTTAAAGCATTTAAAAACACATCAAACACTAAAGGATTTAGAAAATTTAGATAGTCAATTTAAAGAAAATCAGCCAATGTCTTCTGTATATTTAAATCCAGAATATCAAGAGCAAAGTGAAAATGCAATATATGATTTACTTACTAATATGATTGTTCATGAAGCACAAACAAACATTACTGATGACTATGGTAGATATAATACTTTACGAGAAGATTTAATTAATATACATTCTCCATATCAAAAAGTTTATAGTGGTGGATCTACTGATACAGGTTACGGAATGGGAATAGAAACTATGGAAGATATACCACCTTCAGATATATCTACTAGACCAGATTTAATAACCATAGGCAAATATTTTAGCGGACCTAATAATATAGACAGAATGTGGCCTTCAGATACTAAAAAGTTTAAAGAACCAACATCATTTGAAAGTAATTTAGACCTTACATTTAATATTAATAGATATTTAGAAGAAGGCCCATATTACAGAACAGAAAATCATGATTTTAGGTCTGCTACTGTTGCTAGAATGGTTGCCAGTGACCAAGAAATTAGAGATTTGATATTAGGTAGAGCAGATTTAAATGAAGAAACACAAAAATGGGAAGTTTCAGGAGGCTTAGTTTCTTTAATAGATAGTTACAATCTTACTGGAGAATCTAATATGTGGAAATGGATGAAAGAAACTTTTGGATTGCAAGATATTTATAGGTCAAATACTATGAAAATAATAGATGTTGCTTTAAAAGCAAAGAAAATGGGTAGAGATTATTTTACAGACCCTGGTGGCTTTATGACTGAAAATAAAGCAATTATGGGTAAATTTTATAATGTATCTGGAATGAGCAGAGAAATGTTAGAAAGATTATCTGCGTATCCAGAAGAACAGCAAGTAATTATTAGAAAAAGTTTACAAGAAGCAGTAGACCTTGTATACAGCAAAGGTTTGGAAATAGAAAAGCATGCTAATGAATTGGTTGACCGATTTGAAGCGTATCAAAAACAATTTCCAAGTAAAAAAGGGGTGTCTAAAATGTTAGATATGCCATCAGAAAATAAAGATTTAGTGTTATCAGAACAATATAAAAAAGATTTACAGGGATCAATAAGTGCTTATAAGTCTATATCAGGAAAAGATTTTGATGTATATGAAGCTTTAAATAATATATCATTAACTCAATTAAATGAAGAATTAGACAAACTTCCTGATGAAGAAAGAACAGACGCAATAGACCAATATTTAATTAATTTGACGCAAGTTGGCGGTGCGCCAGCAGAATAAGGGGATATAAATGAGTTTGGAACGTGACATAGCTCTTTTTTTAGCTCAAGAAGAGAAACGTAAAACCCAATTAGGACAAATACCTGCCGATTCATCTACAGAAAGAATACTAGACCAAGGCAAAGAAAATCAACTTCCAGTAAAAAATTCAGTATACTCTAATGCTATTATGAACTCTGTTGTAAATGCAGACAGAGGTCCTATGGCAGAATTTATAGGTGAAATGGCTTGGGGTTTTGCTGATGAATATACTTTAGGTGGTCTTGGTATGGCTGAAGAATATGATTGGCTTGAAAGATCTACTGGTGCTAAACCTTTGCAGGAAGGCTTAGAAGGATTTAGAGATATAACCCAAGGTGGAAGAAAAGTAATCGACCCTGCAACAGGTGAATCTTATAGACCAGGACCTCAAAGTTTTATGGGTAAATTAGGTGGAGGTGTTGGTGTTGTAGGTGGTTTTATAGCAGGTGCTCCACAAAAAATACTTAAAATAGGTGGAAAAGCATTAACATGGACTACTGCATTAGCCACTCGTAAAAAAACATTTGCAAAAACTTTAAAACAAATACAGAAATCTACAGAACCTCTTACTTCAGCTTCACCAGAGGCAGCAATATTTAATAATGTCTTACATGGTGCAACTGCTAGAGCTGTTATTACAGCAGCTAGACCTGGAAAATTAAATAACGTAGATAATTTTGCTCAACATATAAGTTCAGGTATTAAAGGAACTATTGATGATGCTGTAGAATCAGGTTTGTTAGATAGAAAAACTGCTGAATCATTAGGAGATGTTTATACTAAATATCTATCTGATAGACCTTTAACGTCTATGGTGGATTATTTTACAACTAATGCTACGAACTCTAGATTGGCTTATACTGTTGGTAGCATTATACAAGAAGGTTTACAATTTGGTATTTTAGATGGAATTAGAGCTGGTGTGCATGTAGGATTTGGTCTTGATGATGAAATACACCATCATTATGATTTAATGGAACCTGTTTGGGGATTAGGTATTGGTGGAGCATTTGGTGCTTTAAAATGGATGAAACCTGCAGGTAAATCTGCATCTAGTAGAGTAGACTTTAAATCTGGTGTTAGAGCTGCTTTAGAGGATGGAAAAAACATATTAAAAACTGATGGATATGCTACCTTAAAAGCAAAAACTGAGGCTATAGGGGCTGATGCAAAAATACTAGGTCAACATATTAAGCAAGTAAAAGTGGGTGAAAAAACATATTCTTTTGATTTAACAAGCGTAGAAAGTGAAGCTGTTAGAGTTTTAAGTGATGCTGGTAGAAAAATTAGTGACGAAGCTAAAGCTGATTTAGTTAGGGAAGTATTAGGTAAAACAGTTAATGATTATGGAAAACAATTAATGAAATGGGCTTGGAAAGAAAACTGGGCAAATGTAGCAGAAAACTGGCCTAAGATGGTATTGGGTGCAGGTATTATGAATGCTAGGTTGTATTATGATATGTATCAAGGCCAACCTGTTGGAACAGATGATTTAATGGTAAATGTATTAATAGGTGCTTATTTAAATAGACGTGGAACACCAAGAAGGACAGACATGTTTCCAGAAACAGTTCAAAGATTAAGGTCTGGTTTACATACTTTAAATATATTGCCTAAAGAATATATAAAAACAAACCCTTTTAGACAGATGCCTACATTGGATCCTGCAAGAAGCAGTTCTATGAATCCTTTTGCATCTGATATAGAGTTAAATAAAATAGTACAAGCAGCTAAAGAATTAGGTTTAACTACTAATAATTTTGATAAAATAGACCAACCAATAGAAATAGTTACAGAAACTCAACCAGGGACTGGATTTAAAACTATTGAATTTGCTACAGGATATGGCAAACGTTCAGTAAGTCAATCTGGAGAACCCTTACCATTGTTTCATGAATTTTATAGATTTTTAGAAGGTGCTACTACTGATAAATATGTTAGAAATTTAGATAATATACCAGAATCAGCAGCATTAAAAATAGAAGCTATGTTAAGAAAGAAATTTGATAATGAAGCTGATATGCGTACATATATGCGTAAAAGAGTTGATAATGCTGGAGATAGATTTGAAGCTGAAATAGTAGGTGCTACTGTTGATTTAATGAATATATTAGGAGTTCAAACAGGAGGTAAAGGAGAAGGAAGTATTGGTAAAATACCTTCAGTTATTACAGTTAATGATGTAATTATGAAAGCTGCTGAAGCTGGTACTTTACATAATTATTTAGATTCTTTTAAAGGTGTTAAAAATCAAGCTGATGCATTAAGAGCATTATTGAAAAAAGCAAACATTATGACAAATACTTCATTTGAATTAATGAGAGCTAATAAAAAAGAAACAGACCAAGCATTTGTTATTAAAGATTTTGCTCAAATAGAAGCAATTAGAGAGTTAATTAAAACTAGAGAGATAGGCATTAACAATGAACTAGGAATTAAACCTGATGCTAGTAATGCATTTAAATTTGAAAACGCTTGGCAATTAACATCGTATTTAAAAAGTCGTTTAATGAATAGAAAGGCTAGTATCTTTTCTAGAATATTAGATAGAAACTTAGACACAAATCAAGAAATGTTCCAAGTTTTATTAGATTCAGGGTTATTAAAAGCAGATGGATTAAACTTAGACCCTAGAAGAATATCAGATATATCTAAAATTAATATTGTTGATAATAATTTTGTTACTGTAAAAGATTCCAGATTAGTTAGTGATCATCAATTATTTTTAAGTTCTGTATTAGAAGTGCTAGGAGCAAAAGGGCAGTATAATGTACATGAAAACCCAGTTAATATTAGCTTAGGTCAAATACAAAGATTAAGAAATTATTTAAATAATAAAGGTGTCAATACAGATGGTCCTTCTTTAGCAGCTTTTTCTACTGAAGTTGTAAGAAGAATTACATATCAAAACTTTAAAGATTCTAAATTAACTCAAGAAAACGTAGGGGTGTTTCAAGCATTTCATTCATTAGGTGGTGTTAATGCTCAAGATGGTAGTTTCCATATAATGAAATATGATAGAATATCAAAAGGAAAGCCTGTTGGTATTGTAGCAAATAAAATAGCATATGAAGGTAGTGATGTAAGAATACAAGAAATAGTAAAAGAATACAATTCATATGTTGATTCTATGATTCGAAATGGTAAAATAGAAGGCAAGCAAGAAAACTTTGTAAAAGAAGGTAGTTTATATACAATTACTAATGAAAATACTTTTTTAACAATACAATCAATATTATATGATGCTATACACAAAACTGCAGGTAGTGCAAGAAAAGAATTAATGGATTTTATGTTAGCTGATTTAAGCAAAAGTAAAGCAAGAGATGCTACATTAACCTTTATGTCTGCTTATCCTGAAAAAACGTCTAAATTAATCAAATTAATGATAAATAATGGCACTTTAGAGCTTAAAAAGAATGATGGAAGTTTAGAAGGTACTTATGAGTATTATGTTAACAAAGAAAAATTTAACCAAAAAGAGATACAAAGCAAGATATTAGAATTTATAGATAAACATGGTATCAATTTAGATACTTTAGAAACTATGACTTCCAATGCTGAGAAACAATTAGAAACATATTTAGAGCAAAGATATGGAGTAGGCGATCATAAAGCTGGTATAACTGTAAATGATTTCTTTAAAACTTATTTACCTGAAAAACCTTTAGACCCAACTAAAATGAGTGAATACCTTGTTGATAAACTTTATGATATAAATAATAACTTAAGAGATTTTACTGCTATCAATGAAATATTAAATGAAATGAATATTCCTCGTGGTAAAGAACAACAAGCTTATCAGCATTTAATGCAAATTGTTTCTAATAAAGTTCAAGGAGTAACTAAAAAAGTTATTTATTGGTCTGATGGTCAAGTAAAAGTAAAAGATACAGATTTAGCATCATATAGAACTCCTTACTTTACAATGTTAGATAAAATAGGATTAAAATATGCTTTAGTTGATGGTACTTCTCATGACTGGGTATTACATCCAGAAACAAATAAACTATTATATCAACCACTAGATATATTCCAAAACAATTCTACTATTATAGGTAAAGCAGACAGACAAATGATTCAACAGAGACGTGAATTATTTTTAGATATGCTTAATGGTAAAAAAGACATAGAAGGATTTGAATCAGGTATGACTTTTATAGAAATGCCTGGTTTAAAAATGTCTTTAGCTGTTAGTAAAGCTGATATAGATTTAGTTAGAACTGCATTTAATGAAATGTATACAAGGCAAATAGCAAATGCTCCTGAAAATAGTTTAGCTAAAAAGAAATTAGAGCATTATAAAAAAGCATTAGAACAATCGTTATCTATGGATGATTTTCATGTACCAGAAGCAATTAAAATGTTAATAGCAGAATCTATGTTTGTTGGTAAAAATAAAAATAAACTTATAGATTATTTAGAAATGGGTCCTGGAGACCCTGAGTTAAACAAAATGTTTGTAGGTAGACAGAAATTGTTTAATACAATGAAATTTAAAAGAATAGATAAAGATTTAATTACAGCATTTCAAGAATCCAATATGTTTGAAAATGGTAGTCGTCAAGACATAGTATTAGAAAAGTATTTAACTAAAAATAAATTTGGTGTTGCTTTATACAATGATGGTTTAAATAGCTTTGATTTAAAAACTATGTTTGAAGCTGAAAATGGTAAAGGTTCATGGCAAAAATATTATGGTGAAAGAGCTAGAGAGTCTTCTCATGATAGTATTAGTTTTATATCAAGAGAAATGGCAGAGTTTTTAGGTTTAGCTTATGGAGCTCCTGGTTCTAAAGTTTTTAAACCAGTTATTAGTTCTCAAGGTAAAGGTAATTTATTATATGGTAAAACAGAATTTGTTTATGACCCTAAATTAGACAACTTTTTCAATAAGAATAAAGGCATTGATATATTGATGGCTTCATCTGCTGAAAAACTAAAATTATATGAAGGAAAAGAGATACTTCAAGTAGAAAAACAAGATTTTTATAACATAGGAAAAGTAAGTGAGAAATTAATTATTGATATACCTTTAGAAGCAGTAGGAGTGCAAAAAATTCCTGATCATTTTACTCCAGGTAAACTAGCTCCAAGTGTTATGAATACTAATACTGATATAGATATAGCTCGTTCATTATATGCAGATTATTTTGCAGACAATATAGCTATTGGTATGAAAAACATGTCTGAAATATTAAAAAATCCTTTTGTTGAATATGAATTAATGAGACGTATAAAAGAGGGACAAAGCACAGGTAAATATGAAGATTTAGAATTGTTAGATAGTTATGATGCTGCTCAAAGCTTACAATTAGAATGGCTAAAAGTTAGTCCTTATGCGTCTATAGATGTATTTGGTCCTAATGCTAAGATGAATCCATTAAAAGCTAGATTTTTAGATCAAGCTATGGCTCCTAGTACTGAATATTACCACAATAATAAAAGATATAGATTTGGTGCAAAATCAACGTTAATGCAAACAATGGATACTGCTCTTCAAGGGACATTATTTAACCCAGAAACAGGCAAAATAGAGCGTTATGGAGAGGTTATGTTGCCAGAAGCATTAGGAGCAGAAGATATTAATTTTGCAGCACGTAATTATAAGGTTAAAGTTATTAATAAAAAGACTAATGAGATTTCTGATGCAGAAGTTATTTTTAATAAATTTGGAGCTAACAAGTCTTTTTCATATAAAGATATAGCTAATAGTGCAAGACCATTAGAATCTTTATTTAATGTATTTGAAAGAGGTGCTTTAAAAGATTATGATTTAGCTATATCTACAATGAGATTTCCTAGAACAAGACCTAATGATTTAACATTATTAAGATTAAGAGGATTTAAAAAAGGTTCTGGTAACGCAACAGAAGTCAATCCTTATGATGTTTACCATATATTTGAAGGAGATTATGATATTGATGCTGTAGACTTTACATGGGCTGGAAGTGATGCTTGGTATAGCAATATAAAAAGACAAAACAGAGTTTTTGTTCCTACTGCTGATGCAACTAAAACAAATGAAATACTACCAGAAATAGAACTAGGTTCATTAAACCCATCAAAAGCATCAAGAGAATGGAGCACTTTAAATGGTAATCAAAGAGCTATGTCAGGAGCTAGAGGTTTAGTTCAAGCTACTTCAGCTTTAGTAAAACATGCTGATAATATTGCTGTTTCAAAGAAAAATGAAGATGGAAGTATAAGAAAAGTATTATTAAGAAATCCTAATAAAAAAGAAGGAGAAGTAGGTTATTGGGAAGTTGAAATGGATTGGAATAACGGTGATTTTCATTTGCGTCAAGCTTTAGAAGGTCAAATAATGCTAGATGCGTCTTCACCTGATCCAAACCTGATCAACAAAGTTAAGGATTGGAGATATGAATTTTTATTCCCTGAATATAATCCAGACCCTATGCTAAATAAAACATTAGCAAAAGAAGATTTTATTAGACCAGATGGAAGCTACAATACAACAAATTTAAGAAGTTTTATAAACGGTAAAAAAACAACTGCTAGTGAATATTCTAACCATAGAGTAAGATTATTTAGAAGGTATGAATATGTAAATGAAAATGGAAACCTTGTTAAAAAAGAAGTTAGATTGCAAGAACTTGATATAGATTTAATAAAAGGCATATTTAATGAATATTCTAAGTTACTAGAAGTATCGCCTGGAAGAAAAGTATACCAAAATGGTGGCAGTAAAAATGCTAACTATGAAGATATATTAATTAGAGGTCAAAGATATTTTTTAAATGCTAAGAATTTTAGAGGCAATATGTTTTATAAGATGAAAAATGCTAGAGAATATGATGATATTGCCAAACAAACTTATAACAAATACACTAGAAGTGTTAATTCTTTATTAGGAAATCAATACATGGATTATTTTGGTCCAAAATCTTTTAGATATACAGATGCTAATAACAATGTTAAGTATGATAAAACAAAGCAATATGCTACAAAATCACCGTTTCCAGAGCAATTAGAGCAAAATATGTTAGACAGGCACAATGGAACACAAGGAGGAGTAGTTGAAAGAATTATTAGAGAAATATACTCTCAAGATCCACTTAACAGCTTACATACTAATACTAAGTTTTTAACTAAAGATGCTTTTATAAAACAAGAAAATTTATCAAATCAATTATTGCATAACGATGCTATGGACATAGCAGAAATGAATAACTTTATTCCAGCATTATTAGGTAATATAAACAAAGATATATCTACTATAAATAGTTTAAAATATCAATGGGTAAAATTAAATAAAAGTTACTTTAAAGGTAAGAAAGCAAAACTAGAAGAATTAAATAAGAAAATTCAACAAATGGAAGAGAAATTAAAACCATTATTGAATAAAGCATATTGGAAAAGCAGAAAAACAAAAGATATAGATAGATTTAGTTTAGTAGATATACAAAGTGATAAAAATATTATTGATGGAACTGTTCAGTTTTTCACTCTTGCGCATTTAGCCAGAGCTTTTCCTCATAATAAAAATAGTTTTGGATTTAAATCAGACTTAAAAGAACTTAGAGCTTTCTTAGGTTCTCAATATGCTGGACAAAGAGATCTTTGGGGTACAGGTGAATATGGAAATAGAAGCATATTTACTACAGAAACAAAAAGTAGATTAACAGATGTTATGTCTACTAAGGATATAGAACTTAGAGCAGAAGATATGCTGCTTAGAGGTGTACAAAAACACGGAATATCATTTTTATGGGAATTTGCTATGCCTAGTGCTACAAGTACTGAAAATAAAATAGGTATATTTAACGGGAATGTTATGCCAGTGGCAATAAACCCTAGCGGTAACTATAAAAGAGCCGTAAAATTCCTTTTAAAGGGCAAATCAGGGCAATTAGGAACACAGCCTGGTTTTTATAATAGAGATATGTTTAAAAGTGTATTAGAAGGATTAGCTGAAATAGATTTTACATGGAGAAGATTCTTTAATGGTCAAAATCAACATTTACCTTTAGATGCAATGGAAACTTCTAAACTTATTACTTATCAAATGCCTAAATGGTCTTGGAAAATGAACAATATGTTTAGTAAATATACTGATATTAAATCAGATAAAGAAATAAGCCCTTATAATCCATTTGGAATGGGCAAAAAATATGATATGAATATTGCTTTCTTTAGGTCACTTTCCAATTTAGATAGATCAATTAACGGAGAAGCATTTGAAAGCGGTACTGCTATTTTATCTTATACTAATCAATTAATGATGGAGAATGGATATTTAACTCCACAAAAACATTTAGCTTTAATGGCTGATATTTCTAATAGATTAGGACCTACAATGGAAAAAGTATTCCCAAGTACTGTAGATATACATACAGGCAATGTAACACCAATAAAACCTTTTGATATGTTAAACAATCCTATGTATGTTTTATTAGGTGGAAGCCACATGTCTGGCAGTGGAATGAGCTTAGACCCTTATAGATCTTTAAATAAATATGAAAAATTAAGTATGAATAAAATGATACAGCAGGTAAAGGATATGAAGGATACAAAAAAAGATAGTTGGAGAGAATCATTCTTTGAAACAGATATTAGATTAGATATTAATAAAAAAGCGGAGGATTGCTAATGCCTTGTGGGCCATCAAAAAGACATTTAGATATGTATCACTTAGGAGATAAGTTTATGAATCAACCTGAGGTTAAAGCTTTATTTGCAAATCCTAGTGATTTAGTAACTAAAAAGTATTATCAATTATTTGGGTTTAAACCTAGTGAATGGAAAGCTTTCCAGCCTAGTGGAGCTGATGTTAGAAAGTTTAAGCAAGAATTAAAATATATGCTTAAACAAATTAGGAAAGATAAAGTTGCTGGAGGTTTTGCCTCTAATCTTTATACTACTTCTGGTGTTGTAAGAAGAAATCCTTTATTAGGTGAGTTATATGATAATTATTTACATATTAATCACGAATATAAAGGAAGACAAATAATACAAGAACAAGACTTTTTAAAAGTTATGGGTCATTTAAAGGATGAAGCAACTATTACAGGAATGCTTGGAGGCTCTGGTACATTTAAAAAGGCTACTAAAAGAGCTAGAGATTTAGAATCTAATATTGAAAAACTACTTATAGACTCTAAAAATAATGTTCCTGGAGCAGACGTTAAGCTATCTAAAGCTATGGGTAAGCTAGATCGTTTTCTGGCAAAAGGAGAAGGTAAAATATTTAAAGACTTTGTAGAATTAGTAGAATCTCCAACTAAAGGATTAAGATCTATACCTGAAGTTCAAGATATTATTAAAGATAGACTTGGTAAAGGTTTAACTGATAAAAATATTAAAGATATAAAAACAGCTATCATTAACTCTGGTATTACTAAATCTGCTAATATGCAAAATGCTTTATCAAAATATGTTGAAACAATGCATTCTCAATACAATACATTAGTAAATGGTGTAACAGCGTACATTAAAGGACAGCAAGAAGCTATGATTGCTAAAGGTGTTACAGATGTTAAAGCTTTAGAAGAAGTTAGAATGAAATTGTTAGATAAGTTTTTACCAGATGAAAAAGCAGGTTATTATCCTCACTTTAGATATGATTTAAATTCTTTGTTTTTAGATGGATTAATGCCCAGATTACAAAAACTATCTGAATCTACAACAATAGGTAAAGAAGGTGGTATAGATGCAGCAATTAATGATTTAAATGTATATGTATCATCACGAACTAAGAAAAGAACTAAAAATTTAGATAGTAAAATGTATTCTATGAATTTTCCTGTTGTAATGAAAAGATATATGGACGAGATTAATAGATTTAATTATGTTGCTCACACTCAAATGAATACAATGAAAACTTTAAGAGAAGCTAGAAATGCTTTTGCTAAAGGAAAAGACTTAGAAGGGTATGGTGCCCAATTAGTAGAAATGATTAAAGACTTAAACCAATCTCAAATGGGGACTAAAGAAATACAAAGTGATTTTTTTAGAAATGCTAGTAGAGCTATACTAAATATGGAATTTACATCTAAATTAGGTTTTAATGTAAGGTCTGCTGCTCGTAATGCTACTCAAGGATTGTTAAACTTTGTTGAGTTTGGAACATTTCATATGCGTAAATCAAGAGAATTTTATAGAAATGAAGAAATGTCTAGATTAGTAGATAAAGCGATGGATGAATCTGGTATTAGGTTTACAGAAATGACTCCTGAATTATTAGAAACTACTGGAGGAAAAGGAGTATTTAATGAAAGAGTAAAATTTGATTCTGGTGGTGAAATCATATTTAAAAATCCTTCTAAAATGTCACAATTTGCTGATTTTACTGGTAAAATAGCAGGATTATCTGGTAAAGCAACTATGATTCCAAAATTAAATATGATGAACATAGAGAATGCAAATAGAAAAATGACTTACAGATTTGCTTTTTCTAAAATGTATATGCAATTAAATACTAGCAGTGGTTTTAGACGAATGATGATGGATAAGTTTCAAAAAACTAGAAAACGTGATATGACTGATGCAGAATTTAATGCAGAATTATTTAAAAGATCTAGAAATTACGCAGAAAGAATGACAACTTTGCTTCACTTTGATTACTCTACAGTATCTAAATCTAAAATCATGAGAAGTCCTATAGGAAGATTTATGTTTCAATTCCAACATTATTCTCATAAGTTTGCAGAATACAACTTTAGAATTTTAAGAAATGCAAAACATGGCTTAATGGCTGGTGAAATTGGTTGGAATGGAGAAATGGGCAAAGCTTATAGAATGGGTATTGCTTATGCAATGGTTCCAGCTTTACTGAGTGCTTTTACAAAGAATGATTGGTTTAGAATGATTCAACATGATACTGCTCAAAGAATTGGTCAATGGTGGACATTTTTTACTGGAGACGAAGAAGAATTTGAAAAAGCAACTTATGGTAGAGGTGCTATTGGTGGAATGATTGGATTTCCAGTCTTATCAGACGCATTAGCATTAGCTGAATTAACTGAATTATGGGATTTAAGTGATGCTGATTGGCTTAGATTTGCTATAGGATATAACGATATGGCAGGTGTTAGTGGTGATCAGAAAATTGCTAAATTAGCGAGTATAGCTAATATACAAGCTGGAAGAATATTATATCATACAGGACCAATTGCGTTACGAGGAGGCATAGGTACTGCATTGCAACATGAAATGGGAATATATCCTACTGCACGTGCAAAAGATATGCAAGAAAACGTTGGACGTGTGCTGCCTAAAGCTATCGGTGATGCACTCGATAGATTAGACATACACATATCCAAAGCTCGTAAGAAAAAAGTCAAACCTAGTGGGTTTTAACTTTTTCCCATTCTTTCTAGCATATCGTCTTTAAAATCTTGCAATATAACTATAATTTTACCTATTAATTCGATATTTCTAGGTAAATATTCTGGATTATCTCCTTTAGCTTCCATTTTCTTTATTAATTCAGCTAAAACAGTCAACTCATTTACTTCTTTTCTTGTTTTTCTAAACATGGTATCTCCTTTATCAATTCAATAAATTCATTAAACTCAATTACAGCATATACTTTAGACCTGTTTTTCTTTATAACTAAAACAGGACTTCTATCTTCAGAATTTCCTTCACATTGTTCTAATGATTTCCAAAGATTTAATCGTTCAGTATTCTTGCATTCAAAACTGTAAGGAATAAACTTTTTTGCTAAAGGAGATAGCACAATATCTTCGCCTCCCATCCCCATAGTCTGTGATTTAATATCATCATACTCTAGACTCGGAATCTTCGTCCATAGATCCACAAAGATATGTCTAAGTTTATCCCTTACTAAATTCTGTAAATTTCTACCCTTCGCTTTTGCGCTTTTTGGTTTCATATTCCTCCCTTATATTTAATTTTATTAATGCATCCCATCTATCTTCATCTTTTGTAGGCGTATTAGCCCATTCTATAGTCCCTCTAATTAATTCTGGAGACACTATTTCTTCCAAATGATCATTATAGGGAGTTCCACACTTATCACAAACAAACCAAACATCATCTGAGTCCATAGGATATATGTCTTTATTTTTCAATGACTTTGATTCCATCTGATTCTCCTTTAATCTTTTTCCTTATTTCTAATATTTCTTTTTGATATTCTTGAAAATCAGCAGTATCTTTCTTATATTCTATGTATTGCTTAAGTGTATTACCTATTGCTTCAACCATATTAATCACAGTAGTATTTACTCTGTTTAACATTTCTACTTTTGCAACTATTTCTTTATTCGTTGGCTTTTTTCTTTCCATGATTTTTTACCTGTTTCCCTTTCTGCACATTTAGTGCAAACTGTTAGTTCTTCTCTAGTAATATGTCCAACCCAGAGCCACTGATCAGTAAATTTTGACTCTTTACACATACTACACTTTTTGTATTCTTTGCCTAAGTATTTTTGAATTACTCCCATTAAAGACCAAGACCCTCCAATCTTTTATGCAGTTTCTTTTTATCTTTATCTGGTAGCTTATCAAAATACTCCATAAATATATCATAAGCATATTGATATTTTATTAATCCTTCTAAATCATCTATATATTCATCTTTTTTATCAAAGAATTGTTTCATATAACTCATTGTACTGGCTCCTTTCCTCTTAATTTACATTGATATAAATACCTAGTTCTTTTATGACAATTCCAAGGTGTGAAATGCGTGTATTCATGTTGTCCTGGATTTCTACCTAAATGTAAATCTGTTCTTGTTATAAAGTGAAAATACTCAGTTAGTCTCATTGGGCATTTCCTCTCTTTTTAATCCATATGTAGGCATATCTAACAAAATAATTATTTTACCTAGTCTGTTTTTTTGCCATACTGTTTTTGTTTTAGGACAAAATTTAGGTATATGTTGTCCCCAGTTTCTTTTTTTACTCATAATCTTCCCTTTCATTTTAATAAGAAAGCATCCCCAAACCAACCGTTGGCCTAGACCGCTCTTGCGATATGATGATACTGGCTCTCTTATTAGGCTCTTTTTATTCTAAGCTAATCAGTAACGTAAGTCACTGGCGTAACTAAACGACCTGTGATCCGACACCTACGCTTCTGACATTCTTCAACAACTCCATTCTTTTTAAGTTCATTAACTCTACCTGATACGGCATTAATGTCGAATCCTGTATATCTAGTTAATTCACGAAGGGTTATGCCAAAGTCTTTATCTTGATGTCCTATAGCATATACAAATGATTTAATATAATCACTTTGCGATACTACAGTTCCATCTTCATTAATTTGTTTATAAGCTAATTTAGATGTTGTTCTTGCCATTTTCTATCCTCCTCTGTTAATTGATTAAATACTGCATTTTCTCTACATTGCATGCATAAACCAATTGGTTCAGCATCATATTCTTCATCATAATGTATGTCATATAAAGGTGGAGCAGTACAACAATTACTCCACCACTCCTCCTCTATAAACTCATTTGCGTGTATGTTTGCCATTTTTCTCTCCTGATTCTATCATTCCCCATAATATACATAAATATACTATAGCATCAGTTAATCTTCCTCTTACATCTTCTCTTTGAGATGTGTGTCCTTTAATATGTGAAGCAATTCCATCTATATGCTTCATTAAATATATCCAAAGAACCATTTTTTGGTCTATACTTGTTTGATTAGCTATTCTTTGAAAGTTAGCAAATACGTTATCTTCATCCATAGCATATTCTTTTTGTCCATTAGTATGCATATTTGTAACATGGTCAAAGATTGAATCCATCAAAGCTAGCATTTGTTTATGTTTCATTTTTCTATCCTTACATTATTTACGTTTAATCTAACATTAAGAAATTCTTTCTCTCTGTTTTTATCACTTTTGACATGTATCATTTCTATAAGATTTGTTTCTTTATTTCTGTATGGTGCTAATGATAGTAATTTATTAGCATTATACGCTACACGAAATGAACCTCTAGATGATGATATGTCCATACCTTCTTTAAAAGCAGATTTACTTATTTCACTAACAGCAAACACAACTACGTTGTATTTTACTGCAAGTTCCATAAGAGCTTGAGAAGCTTCTTCAACTTTCATGTTATTATCTTGACGTTTACTTTTAAATAAGCCCATATGATCAACAACGACAAGTTCTGGTTTGTTTTCCATCATAGATATTTTATTTTCTATATCACTAGGATATGGAGAAGAATAATCTACAGTAAGATAATCAAACTTATCTTCTTGTCCATTTTGCAATTGACTATAATGCTGTTCTAATTGTTCATGAGTCCATTTATTTTCTATCATAACAAATCTCGACCATATTTGCCTTGGTGACATTTCCATTTCTATAAAATATGTTGGCTTCTTTAATGCAACTATCCAATTTTGCAATAACATTGTTTTCATACTAGCAGGTGGAGCTTGAATTATCACTACTTCACCTGGATATATAGGAAAGTCTTGTCCATATAAAGCACCAATATTAATAGGCTGATGGTCTCTAGCATAGAAATCAATTAGTTCTTTTTCCATAGCTGAAGCATTCATTACTGTTTCAGTACGCAAACTCTTTCTACCTTTATGTAGTTTACATGTACTATCGCAATAAAACTTAATTATTGGGTCGTCCCAGCCATATGTATAGCCTTCACCACCGTGACCTTCATAACAACCTTTTATAATATTAGCCATTTCTTCTTCTTTAAATGGGTGCATACCACTTACCTTTTGACGCCAATTTTCCATAATTAAATAAACAATATCCTTAGGAAATCTCCATCTTAGATATGCTGCTAATCTTAATGCAACCATATGACGCTTACCTCTTGGTGCACCTTCCATCATTTTTTGTATGCATGTGTGATGTTTAGTATCACCTACAACTTGAACTATTTCTTTTTGTTTTATTGTTTCTTTAACAGTAACGTCAAATACAGGTTTATCTACAGGATCTACAGGTTCTACTTCTTTTTGTTCTGATGCATAGTTTTCAATAAAGCTTTTAAAATCCTCTTCATCACAATTCATCATTTTATCAACAAAATCATCTTTTATCTGTACTTTAAATAAACCAGACTTAGTATTCTTTGTGTTAACAATTCTAATAATTCTAGTTTTATCAGTAACAGAAGGGTCAGCAATATTAAATATTCCTTTTTCTGTTAGCTCTTTCTTTACTGTTATATGTAAATCTTTATGAGCTTCCCATTTAAATGTACTTTGATGTATGCCAACATGAAAACCAGTACCACTAAAATAAACTTTACTGGGAACATCTAGTTGTTTTAGGAGTATAAGTAAACCACCTAATTTATCTCTTGCGTCTAATGTATTCTCACCATCTACATCTAATATAAATTCTTCTGGTATATATATTTTACCATCAAAACCTGATAATGATTTATTATTAGCATAATAACTCTTTACATCTTCATCGTAATTATATAAAGAACAAAATGTATCATTCTCTATACCCTGCCATTGTTCAGTATTATCTGCATCTTGAAAATGATGTCTATTTGATAATCCGAACGCAAACTCTTTAATCATATTATCCTCCTTGTTAGTTAGTATAAGGGGTACTCACATATTCCTTTGCCTAATTTCTATGTTCGGTGAACACCACCTGTATCCATTAGGACTTATAGGACCAGTTGTTGTACCCCTTATTACATCAGTTAATTAAAATGGTATTTCTTCTCCAGTCCCTGTTGAACTTGATTCGACATTTTGACTAACTGGTGTGGAGGATACAAAACTAGAGTCTCCCTCACTTGTATTATTTAATTTAGGCATTACAAAGTCATTATAGAATTTCTTTGCTTTAGCCTTCCAATATGTTACATCATCTTCAGTAAACTTCTCTGCAGCATTTTCAAATACTGTTGGTGCAAATTGCTTTAATATTCTACTATATTTACCATCTTTATATAGATATATATTAACTTGTTTACCAGCTAATAATGCTGGGTTATCATCCATTTTGATCACCATTTTACCATCTGTACCTTCTAATGCACTAGTAATACCTGCATTAGCAAATCTGAAGACTTGACCTACTGCCCATTCTTCACCATTACTAACCTTTTCATATATTCTAGCATTAAAGTTATCAGGATAGCCTTCAAACCACACATCAAGATATTTAGCGTCATTATATACACCAAATGCAGCTCTTGATATAGTTGCAGTTTTCCAACCAGACTCGTAGCTCATGCCACCGCCTTTATTTACTGTTATTGTTCTAGCCATTCGTTACTCCTTTATTTTGAATTGAATTACCATCATCATCTGTTTGTGCAATACCTATCATAGCAGATAAAGAAAATCTTCTAGCATATGTTATTGTTGCACCTACAGCCTGAGCATCTTTTTTGCCACCAATAGGCATTTTTAACTTAGATTTAATCCATTGACCTGATTCATGTAATAACATAGTAGTTACATAAAAACTACCTCTATCACAGGTATCATTTCCCTGTATTACGGATAAACCATTTTTAGTTAATTGTGGAAAGCATGATTTAATTACAGTATCTAAATCAGCATAATTTGATTTAAAGAATGGATTAACACTACTTGCTAATGCACCTTTTATTTCAGATTGAGCTTTTGCTAATGCTGCAGCCAATTTGTCAATTTCAGGTGACATCCATTCATCTTTTCTTCTATTTTGAGGGACAGAAGTTCCCTTAGGTTCTTGAATTTCTTCCATGAATCCTCCTGTTATTTATGTTTTTTAGTATCCCTAGATGGGGTTATAATATACGTATATTATATTTATTTCGCAAGTATTAAAGAGATTGAACTTACTCGAATTACCGCGGTTAGACTTTCAACGATAGCTGCTTACCAAGTTCATGGGCCTTCTATCTTAATTCAATCTCTTTAAATTATTTAGCAAGTATCATTGTAGGAAAGTTGAATGAAAATTTCTTATCATAAGGCTGATTAGTTATTAACTTTCTCACAGCATTACAGATAAAGCTACCACTCATATTACTACAATAACTTGTTGCTTTCATTGTACATGGCTCAGGATCAGAATCATGATCAGGATACCACGTAGTTAAGTATTGCCTTAATGTAGGTTTAGGCAATATATATTGTTGATAATGTTCTGCACCCATTCTGCCATCAATAATAGCAAATGGTTTTATTCTACTATTAGATATATGTGTCACTGCATCTAATCTAGATTGCATACTATCAAAACCAAGTATAATTATATCATTATGCTCAGTCATAGGACGATATTCATTTTGTTGTGGGAAATTACCAAAATATTTATCAACTGTTTTCTTACTTCCAGTGATATTTATAATATGATGATACAAACAATCTACTTTTCTTTTACCTACATCAGTCATATTATACTGACTAACACCTACATTTGGTTGCTCTACAACATCACCGTCATAAAGTGCAAAGTTTTCTGCTCCCATTCTCGCCAATTGTATGGCTGCGGAACTTCCAATAGCTCCGCAACCAAGTATATGGTAAGAATAGTCGTTCATATTGTTAACTATATCACTGAATCTACTATTTCTTTCCATGTCTCCTCCTTATATTCCATATGATTGATTATACATTTCGTAATCTAACAAAGAATCTGTTGGATCACAATCTTCATACCCTATTTCACAAGTTATAAAATCACTAGGTTCTAAATGTAAGATTTCTTCAAAATTACATTGAGCTATTAAATTAACAGTCAATGGCATTTTTGAATTTTCTAATCTTCTATTTAAATCCTTTATTTTATTTGCGTACTTAGGATATTGATACTCTCCCATTACAAATCCATCGTTTATTTTTTGTACTTTTTCTATTAATTGAATCCATGCATTAGTAATTGTATTCTTTTTCATGGTTTCACCTCTAAATAAACTAGTTTGATTTGGGTTAGGAACTGTAAAGTTTTTCACAACTCCATTTTCTGTAACACTTTTCCACTGAGTACCAGAATTATACCAACTCTTTTGAGGTTGAGTACATTGTGCTTCAACTTCTTTTGCTATTTTCTTTGGTATTTTATACCCTTCTTCATCTCCTACAATTTCAAGCTCTACATCTTCATGCATTGTAAAAGGTTTCCATACAGATACTCTACACTTATATTCTTCTTTTACGTTGACTACTAGAGCAAAGCTCAAGTCGCCATCTTCATATTCATCTATAGTGTTTGTATCAGTACCACTCCAAAATGCATTCATTTTAGCATGAGAATGCCACCAACAAAAGCGAATATTATCTTTCTTATACTTCATAGCTGCTTTACTATAATATTGTGCTAATTCAGTTTTATCTAATTCACATAATGCTGATGATACTTCTTGCTTCATTATTACAGGATCAATAATTTGCCAATCACCATCTTCATCTTGTCTAGTAACTGCCATACCACCTATTTCTGTACCCCATTTATCTGACGCACATCTAGCATAGTTAATTATTTTATCCCAATCCTTCTGTTCTATATATACTTTCATTATTGGTTCCTCCTTACCATTTGTAATGTAGCATGTTCTAATGCTTTTTGTTGTACCTCTTCAGGCGTTAGTTGTTTAGTTACACTTTTCCATGTATCGCAAGTTTCTTTTATTGTACAATACTTTATACAATAAGAATCTTCTTCTACATTTACTCCATCATTACTTAGCTGACGTAATTCCGATCTATAATCGCAACGATTTGCATTTGTAGCCCCTTGAACATTAAAGAACTCTTCATTGTTTTCTAAGCAAGTTGGAATACCATGATATGTTTGAGTTATTCTATTCAAAGGCTGTGTATTAGTATCATAATGAGTCATTACTCTATCTATAAACAATTGCAATGATATAAAATCTAGTGATTGTATACATGCTTGAAACTCATCTTCCAAATTACCTACACACACATATTTAAAATTATAATGATGTTGATTACTATGATTATAGCTATTGTGATTTCTAGAAATATAAGGATGTTCTATTCCCATATAACTATCCCAATTACCGCCAATAGTATAAGCACTATTTCTTGCATTGCTAGAAAATCTACTATTTCTTATATTCTTTATTTTAGTTAAATCATGTTTTGCCATAATAATACTATTTAATAGTTTGTTTAAAGAAAATCTAACAGAGATATAACCACGTCCAGGTATTTCTATCTCTGCTATTTCTTCATTACTATCAACATGCTTATATGATAGTTTGACATCTTGATAATTATATATAATATCTAGTTTATAATTACATAATTCATCATCATTATCAAATTCTTCATGTAAAGCCATTGTAAATTTATGATTAGAATTTTCATACTGTTCCATTAAATGATTATATAGTATATTCCAAGCTTCTATTACATCATCAGTATTGTCTTGCATTATTAAACCTTGTTGTCTAAAGTTTATTAATATATTTTCTATATTATATAATTCATTTTTAATACCTCTTAATCTCCAATTAGCATTATCTTGCACTCGTTGTACAACTTTTTCTAATGAAGCTGCTTTTTTATGCATTTCACCTTGATACCATAGTATTTGTTTTATAGTATCATATGCACCTGGTTTCCAATAAAACTTTTTAGTAATACCTAAGTTTTTAGTTGGTGCTTGTAAATAATAAGATCTATTTACGTGATTAGGTCCTTGAATATATTTATGATTAAATTCATCTATAAGTTCTAAAACTTCTGCCTGTGGACCTAATTGTACATTCTCTATCAAACGTGTTAAGTTTGGATTTAATTCGAATAAATTAGTTTGCATTTGTATCTCTCCTTATTTAATAGATAGGGGGACTGTGAGTGTGAGGTGAGTTTCGCCCCCCGTATCTTGTTAGAACTATTTACTGACAACCACCAGATTTATTATTCTGTACAGCTGCCACTACGGAACCATCAGTAAGCTCATGTGTATCCGCCACATTAGTACCATTTACTGCTATATCAGCATTAGAACTGATTTCTAATTCAGCTCTTAATTGAGCCACAGTTAATGATGTTACTTCTTTGTCAACGAATCCACCACCCGCTAACCATCTTATTGTTCTTGTGTTTGCCATAAGGCCTCCTTTTTTTAGTTAACTATCTCCATTTTTCGGCTGCGTCTACGTAGCAATCCTCAGCATATTCAGCCAGTTTTTCTAAATTAAGATTATTTTCTCTGGTATCTTTTAATTTCATAGTATATGATTTCATAGTACCAGTTTTATCTAATCTCCATACTTTTACTTTTAACATATAGTAAATCCTCCTGATTCTTTGCAGAATAATGCAAATCTTTCTACATTATCTTTACTAAATGGATAACTAGCCATGAATTTCACATCTTTATCATCGCTTTTTTCCATTTTAGCTCTTTGTTTTTCATAATCTTTACTATATCTATCAACAGTTCCATCTTCAATTAAATCCATTAATCTATCAGCTATGTCAATAGATTTCTTTTCATTAATTTTGCGTCCATCATTATATGAACCAGAAGTCATTTCTTTTTCTGTTAATATATCATCACAATGTTCACATACAAATTCCCATAATGGGCGCCACCACCATACATTATTACGAAAATATATACCAGGATTATCGTCATGATATTTATCCATTTGCTCCCAGTATTTAGTCCTATCTTCTTTACTAAGTTGATCTTGCATTTCCCACCTTTGTTTCCAATCCTGAATAGATTCTATCATGCCATATACACTAGTATCATCCAGTTTTACATTCATTTTAGGGTTTAACCCTGATAAATCAAATCCCATTTAAATTCACCCCCTTACAGATCATAGGTACACCAGGTAATGGCTCTACGCATTCTGTTTTATTTTTGTTAACATTGTCTTGTTCTTTGAGAATTATTATATCTGTTGGGTCATTTACATTAACCAATAAATATAATGTGATTACTGTTGCTTTCATTTTGCCTCCACATCATTATCTTTTAGTATTATTTCAATTCTAGACATTATTCTATTGCCTAGCTCATCATTTTTTTGTGTAATAGCTATATATGTATATACATCTCTTAATATTGCTAATACATCTTTTACATTTCTAAAGTGTACACCCATTATAACTCTCCTTCCAATGCTTTTACTTTATCTACTGTTTCTTTTAAAGTATCTGCATTTAAATGTCCTACTACATCATCAGTTATAGGTGTATTATATGTTATATTATATGTTTTAACTTCTTTGGGCGCGTCCTTTTCATCATCCCAGGTGCCTTCCCATTCTAATACTGCTAACTCTAAGCCATAGCTATATTCACTACATATAATACTTACTCCATAACCATTCTTAAATAAACTTACATCTGCCATTGTATTCTCCTTTTAATTGTATGTGGCTGGTGAAGGATTTGAGATTACCTTCAAGATGATATTTCCCTATGGGCTTTTGACCTCACGACACATATAATAGCGACTGTCATCACTTTACTCATATTAAGCTGCGTGCACTTAATACATTGTAAAATCTACTACAGAATATTATATCTTATACATCTCGGGAATACGAGTTAGATTCATAGTATAAGTTAATGCCGACATAAAATCTCTGCCTCTCGGCTTCTTTTTATGTTCTCGTTTACACCTACTTACATCCAGTGAGTTACCACCATATTACTGCCATTCAACAATAATATTAGACATCTCTTAGATGCAATACCTGTGTGCTTTTATGCAAAACACTTTCACAGGTTTACCATTTAACATAGCAAATTAATATCAGATGATCAGTCTAATATCTACTACTATGTACCACATGGGAGGGTCGCGTTTCACAGGGATGAACCTGTTACTTGACTTTATAAGCTTATGAAAGCTGACCCTCAGTTCTTATTAATTACTTAGGTTCTGGTAAAGAATTATCATACAAATCTTCTTCTCTATCAGTTTTAACACCAAATATCCTTGTGCCACACCTTTTATGTAATGCATTAGTGTGTTTCTTAAGAATATATTCAGTATTTTCAGTTAATTCTTTAAGATCTTTAATCTTTACATCTTCATTACCTAATAATTTTAGGATAATGTCGCGCTGCTCTATAATAAATGCTATTAAGTGCATTGCTGTGTTACTTTGTAACATAGTTGTGTCCAACTTTATTTTATTATTCATTTATTCCAACCCTCCACATTTAATTTGCCGTATTTATCTTCATGACATGGTACACAATTACGCTCTTTAACTTTACCAAAATCATACTCTTGTACTACTAATTTATTCCAATCAAAATATACTTTACATTCCTTGCATTCTGATTGAAATAGTTTACCTGCATCACCACCTCTTATGTATATTATCATACATCACTCCTTATTTATTTAATTCATTAGCCTTATAACTACTGACAACTAGTTACCAATAGTGTTGAAGACATATCTATTATTAACAACTTTTATTAATTATTAAATTGTTTATTAAGATAGTTTTATGATTTGCACATAAAATATAATAGTTATACGTATCCTTGGCTATTATCTAGACTCTAGATTTCATATTGATAATTAACTGTAATACTAAGCGCTATTGCTATTATAGGGACTACTAGTCTATCTTAATATGTTAATAGTATCATGATGGATCTAAGCTCATACTCTTGTCCACCTCTACATTATGAGAGAAACCCAGTCAGGGCCCTGTAGTGATACTAATGCTAAATCATTATAAGCATAAGCCTGATAGTTTCTATAGACAAGTCTACACTATATCCTAGGAGTATAATGCAACTATATTTTATACAGTCAGTGTTATTAATTAACTGCTTTACCTATGCTACAAATGATATTGACTTGGGTAATAAGGCACAATAAGACCCCAGAGCTATTTCAAGGTTGTATTAGTCTGTTATCTTATTGTTCTTATTAGTCAAATGTTTATTCATTAGTTAGCTAACAATCCATGTATTGGTTCATTATTAATACTAACTCCAAAGCCTTGATCAGCTTTAGCTTGACAGAATCCAGCAATGTATTCAGGACTCTTATCATATAATACTTTACTGCCCATTATCTCAGCAGCATGGTTTTTATTTTTACCATAGTACATTTCATTGTACCATTCTATTTTTATTTTACTTGGTTTCACAATTACTATCCTCCTTTTGACAGTGTTTAGTGTAAGTTTATGTTATATATTACTGAATCATTAGACTATTATGGGTAGCTATATAACTACGCTTTACCCTTACTTACTATAATAATAACATAAATAACACATAAAAGGAGAAAACCTAAGGATTATTCCTCAGGTTCCTCCAAATTACTTATCATATCACTTAAATCATGACCAAACATCGCAGCTTCTTCAGCAATAGCTTGTATCGCAAAGTTTCTACGCTGTTTAACTTGATATTGAGACTCTACACTCTTTCTAAATATAGGATCCCAACCCTTCTTAGCAGGTGCATTCAATATCATAGGACGAAACTGATTCAACACCTTCAACATTAGATTAACGAAATATTCTTTATTCATTCTATCTCCTTTTTATTTCATAATATTATTAATTATTATTAATCATAAAATTCTAAATGAATTTTAACGAAAATTTCCTTTTGGAAATCCGCCCGATAGGGCGGTTATATATCTAAAAGACCACACGATAAAATGCTACAATTTTTAAACCTTTTCTCTTCGACAAACTAACATAATTTTTCACCTCTCTCGTCGACAAAATCTTGGATTGCATACACAAAACCGACTGATTAGTCTGTAAAAATTATAAGTCATTGTTTTTCAACAACTTATGCATCAAAAAAAACGCTTGATTATTTCAAATAAAGTATATAATATATATATAATGTTTTAACAATGTAATGGAGGTTATTATGGCTACTAAAAAATATGTCTTAACAATACAATACGATGATACTGGAGATAATTGTGAGTACATACAAGAAGAAATAGTTGATGATACTCCAGAAACTAAAAGAATAGTCTACGAGGCTAATGTGCAAGATTACTTTGACAAGCCAAGCTTAGCAATGTTACTAGATGATGAAATAGCAGAAGCTTAGTAATCGGCCCCTAGGGGGGCCTCGTTAATTAACAGGGAGATAATATGGATGTATGGACATTAAATGAGAAGCTCAAACAAGTCACTAGTGAATTAGACTTGTGTAATAAGCGTTTAACGCATATAGAAAGTTTCTTGGGTAACTTGAATAAAAAGCTAGAAAGTATAAATAAGGTTTCAAATGAGGCAGTACAAGATAAGAAGGCTAAACCATCGAGTGTACGAACCAAACGATCCGCTGCCAAAAAATCTTAAAGTAGTTGAGGATTGGAGGGATGGTCACATAGGTGATTGGGTACTAGCAGACGATGATTGCGTCATTCAAGTATTAAGACGGGGGCAAATGTTGCGCTCGAAAGGTAAAAATAAGGTCAGAGAATATATAGGAACATGCACAGGCACGTTTCCTATAGGTCCAAATATTAAGATGGATACTTCTAAAAGAATTAACATCTATTCATTTGGAGGAAATAAAAATCCTGATGACATTCTCTTGGATCGGACTAAGCTCAGTAAAGCTGAACAAGTCTTCGTCTTATATATGGCACAAGGATTAAAGCCAGAACAGGCTTATATTAAAGCATTCCCTACTAATAATATTAGGTATGCTAAAGAAAAATCTACAGATTTAATAAAAACTGAGAGGGTAAAGACGGCTATGAAAGAAGAATTAAAGCCAGTATTAAAAGAATTAGGTGTTGATGAAACCTATATATTAAAAGGTATTAAATCAGAAGCAGAAACAGCTGAAAAATCTGATACAAGATTAAAAGCTCTATTTAAACTGTCTGATATTATGGATTTAGAAGATAAAAATCAAACTAAAGTCACACAAATATCAGGAGCTGTATTTAAAGGGTTTGATGGAAATGCTTTAGAGGAAGTACAACGACCAAAGGAGATAGAAGAATGAAGGACTTTATGTTCGAACAATTAAAAAGATTAGATAAATACGACACTATGTCTCAAAGATCTAGAGTAAGACCTAATCCTATGTCTAAACCAGCTCCAATGCCTGGACCATCACCATTAAATAGACCTGAATTTGGTCATTTAGAACACCAAGAAGAACCATTAGGGTTTGAAGATTGGTTGTCAAATCAACCTTATGGAGGTCAAATATCTCCATTTCAACCACAAGGGACAGATTTTTGGCAAGAACAGTACAATGACTATCTAAGAGGCTGGGAATCTAAGTTTGGTGAAGGACAAGGCATGGGTGGAGGTATGGGAAACTCAGGATATGGAAGTCAAATGGGACCTGGTTCAGGAGGCCCTAGAGATATGGGCACCCCGTCTATGGGTAATTTGTTAAGAGGAAAGCCTAACAAAAGTTATTAATGGACTTTTTTAAAAATTTTGCCAATTATTTTAAGGCAGATACAGATATTATAGTAAATAGGATAAATTATTGTAAGAATTGTCCTTTTATAACGCCCAAATTTAGATGTACTAAGTGTGGGTGTTTTATGAAACTAAAAACAATGTTGGCTCATTCAAAATGTCCAATAGGAAAGTGGTAATGGCAGAAAAAAACATAGGTATATTAGGATTAATCACCTCTGGAATACAAGGAGGCGATAAATTAATGGAATATATTAAAGAAAATGCTACTACTGAAGCAGATATGGCATATTTAAGAGAAAAAGCTGGGTTAATGGCTAGTGATTATTATACAGGATTGCTAGGTCACCCACTTACAGGCCTTACAAATATAGATGAATTAGTCACTGGCAAAAGAGGTAGCTATAGAGGTCAAACTTTAGACTTTTGGGGAGATGGTAATTCATCAACTTTCGATATAGAACAAGCAAAAAGATATGGAATTACACCTGCTCCAGATATATTGGGCGTATATTTAGGAGATGTTACGCCCGAAAGTCAAGGACTTAAACCTCATGATGAATTGCCATCTAAAGGTTATCCATTTAAGCCAGGACCTGTATATAATGTAGAAGATTATATATTTTTTGATGGAATTAATATTAATAATTCAGAAGTTTCTAAGTTATTAAATATGAAACCTGGCGATTCTATGAAATTAGACCAAGAGCAAGTTGCTAAATATTCTGCAATAGACATGGGTAGAAGTAATTGGAGCGTAGGAAAAAATAAAGATGGTAGTTATTATGTATCAGTTGCAGATGTCTGGGATTTTAAAGGCGATGATTATGGGACATATCAACAAATAATGGAATATGTTGGTGCAAAACCTATAAATATGTACGGAAGGTTTCCTTTAAATATAGAAGGAGATATACAGGTTGAGCAATATTAATCTACACAATGTTTCTAAAGAAGAACAAGCTTTAGAATTAGCTAAACATGATATGATAGCATTTGGTAAATTATTTTTACCAGAAGATTTTATGAGAAGTGAAACTCCATTTTTTCATTATCAAGTAGCAGATACTATTTCAAATTTAGATAAAAAGCAAACAGCAATTATTTTACCAAGGGGACATGGAAAGACAGTACTTACAAAATGCAATATCATGCATGATTTTTGTTTTGCTAAAGATCCATTATTTTATGGTTGGGTTGCGGCCTCTTCTAAGATTTCCGTACCTAATCTCGATTATATTAAATATCATTTGGAATATAATGATAAAGTGTTGTATTATTTCGGTAATTTAAAGGGGAGGAAGTGGACCGAAGATGATATTGAACTTAAAAACGGTTGCAAACTTATTAGTAAATCCAACCTCTCAGGAATTAGGGGTGGTGCTAAATTGCATAAAAGATACGATCTTATCGTACTTGACGACTTTGAAGATGAGAATAATACCGTTACGCCTGAGTCTAGGGCTAAAATCAGCAATCTTGTTACAGCTGTTGTGTTTCCTGCTCTCGAGCCTGGTACTGGTCGCCTTAGGATTAATGGTACACCTGTTCATTTTGATGCGTTCATCCAGAATATACTTATCGGGCATGAACGTGCTAAAAAAGAAGGTAAAAAATTTAGCTGGGATGTTATAACGTATAAAGCAATACAAGAAGATGGAACTCCTTTATGGCCTAGTTGGTTTGGTGAAAAGGAGATGGCTAGAAAAAAGAAATTTTATACTGATTCTGGACAACCTCAAAAGTTTTACCAAGAATATATGATGGAAGTTCAGTCTAAAGAAGATGCGATATTTACAAGAGAGCATATAAAATATCATAATGGAAAATACAAATATGACGAAGATCAAGGCATTTCTTACCTTATTACAGACGATGGGGGAGAAGTTCCTGTCAACGTATTCGCGGGTGTCGATCCTGCTACTGATAGCGTTAGGCGTGACACTGATTTTTCCGTTTTATGTTTTATTGCAGTTGACGGTGATAATAATGTATATGTCCTTGATTATATACGAAAACGTTCAATTCCTGTTCTGGGGATTCCTGGAGAAGGTAAAAAAGGTATTGTGGATTATATGTTTGATTATAATAAAATATATCATCCTTCCTTATACGTGGTTGAAGACACGACTATGTCCAAACCAGTTTTCCAGTCGTTGGTATCAGAAATGCGTAGACGAAACGACTTTGGAGTTAAATATTGCGCTGAAAAACCTGGTACAAGGATGTCGAAACGTGATAGGATACAAGAGATTTTGGCACAAAGATTTGCAATAAAAAGTGTATATATGAAAAAAGACCACTATGAATTGCAACATGAAGTTTTAACATTTGGCCCTAGGATGGGTCATGACGATACAATAGATGCTTTAGCTTATGCTTGTAAATATGCTAATCCTCCTAAATCTATTAAAAAGAATAAAGGCGGAGATTGGTTTAAACATAAACCTAAAGCAAAAAGTTGGATAACAGCTTAGGAGAATTATGAAACAAAGAATGCATATATGACCATTTAAAGGAACACCTCATTCGGTGAATGAGAAGCATACAAAAGCTCCTAAGGGAGCTAGTCACTGGAATAAAAGTGAATTTGCAGTCGCTAATAATAAATATAAAGAAGGCAAGTAATGGCTAAAAAAATAACTAAAGAAGTACAAAGAATACATGATTTATTTGAAATTGCTAATGGAGAAAATAGAGCTCAATGGGAATATATCAATCAAAAAGGTGTAGACTTTGCTAACGATAATCAATTAACAGATGAAGAGAGGGTTACATTAGAAGAACAAGGAATGCCCACCTTCACAATAAACCGCATATTGCCTGTAGTAGAAATGTTAAATTTTTACGCCACAGCAAACAAACCTAGATGGCAAGCTGTTGGAGTTGATGGTAGTGATACTGATGTTGCTGCTGTATTTTCCGACATGGCTGATTATATATGGGACTTGTCTGATGGATCCTCTCTTTACGCTAATTGTGTAAATGATTCTGTTACTAAAGGAGTAGGGTATATGCATGTTACTGTAGACCAAGACTCTGATAATGGAATGGGTGATGTAGTTATTAAACAGCCAGAACCATTTGATTTATTTGTAGACCCTAAGTCTAGAGATTTATTGTTTAGAGACGCTTCATTTGTTATGATAAGAAAAATATTACCTAAGTCACATTTGTTAAAAATATATCCTGATTTAGCATCTAAAATTAAAAAATCTGCTAGTTTAAATGATAATGATTATAATTATTCAGAAAAATCTAGAGATAAATATATGAAAGATTTTGGATATAAAGATGTTGATACAGATGAAAGCCCAGATAAAGATGGAGCTAGAGATGACGTAGTAGAATTTTTTGAAACTTATGAAAAAATTAAAATTAAATATGTAAATGTATTTTATCAACAACCATTAACTAAAGAAGTATTGCAACAAATACAGCAACAAGTAAAAGTTCAAATGCAGGAAATGGCTTCTGAATTACAAGTTAAAGCTTTAGAACAGCAAAAATCTATGGAGGCAGCTGTTCAATCTGGAGAAATGATTCCAGAAAGATTTCAATTAGAAATGCAAAAAATGCAAGAAGGAATGCAACAACAATTAGCTCAAGCAGAACAGCAAATGACTGCTGAATTACAACAGCAAGCTACTATTATTCAAAATATGGTAATTACAGAAAAAGAATTTAAAGTAATATCTCAAGATAAAAAGTTTGCAGCAACTATAGTAGATGCTGTTCCTTTTCATGGAGATAGAATACAATTATGTTGCAGCACTGGTGATACAATGTTATATAAAAAAATATTACCAGAAGGAATTACAGAATACCCTATAGTACCATTTCATTATAAGTGGACAGGAACTCCTTATCCAATAAGTGCAGTTTCTCCATTAATGGGTAAACAAAGAGAAGTAAATAAAGCTCATCAATTATTAGTTCATAATGCTTCATTAGGTAGTTCATTAAGATTTGTACACGAAGAAGGTTCTATTGATACGGATTATTGGGAAAAGTATTCAAGTGCTCCAGGAGCTTTATTACCTGTAAGACCTGGATCAACTCCTCCAACACCAATACAACCTGCTCCATTAAATAGTGCATTTTTTAATATTGTTCAAAACTCTAAATCTGATATGGAATATTTAGCAGGTATATATTCTTCTATGATGGGAGATACAGGCTCTCAACATGAAACTTATAGAGGTATGTTAGCCATGGATGAATATGGTACAAGAAGAATTAAACAGTGGATGCAAAATGCTTTAGAACCTGCATTAAAACAAATGGGAACTATTATAAAACAATTTACACAATCTGTTTATACTGCTCAAAAAACTTTTAGAATTGTTCAACCAAGTGCATTACAAGAGCAAAGGCAAGTTGAAATTAATATACCTGTTTACAATGATTTAGGAGAAGCAGTAGGTAAGATAAAGGATTATAGTGCTGCAAAATTTGATGTAAGAA